TTCTTTCCATAAAGGTACAAAAAAATTATGGAATAGCAAAGCCCGAGCTTGTGAAAGTTCGGGCTTTGTGATATTTTAAAAGAGGGTGTGGATTTTGACACACCCCCTTTGTGATATTTTAAAAGAGGGTGTGAATTTTGACACACCCCCATAAAAATTAAAGAATATTATACTTTGATGTTTATACCATCATACTTGCGTATGGGGATCCGTTTATGTCTAATTCAACTGTAAAAAGGATAAAAATGCCTTCTTTTTTTTGATTATCGACTCCATTGACCGAATCTTCTAAAACGACATGACACGGAATCCAATAATCATCAATAAGTAACCACAAATGCTTAGATATCAGAAATTCGTGCAATACCCAAGTTGCCCAAGGCTTATCCAGAGCAGAAGTTGTGAGAGGTAGCTTATCATGATCATTCTGAACTTCGGTAACTCTTCGAGAGAATTTGCTAAATGACTCTTGGAGGGAGACTGAATATGCGGAATAATCATAAGTCGTTTGTTCCTGGGGCAGACTTACTGCAGTAAAGCTCTCCATAGCACCTAAAGAATTAATGAAGCGAAAATGATATCTATGTCGTGGTGCTTTCTTATTAATGGCATAAAATTGTCTGCCATCAATAATACGTTTCTCACTTTCTACCCCTTCAGCAAATGTGATATCGTAAACTTTTGAAGACTGACCTGCAGTAATATTGCTGATAGTCTTATCCTCGTCATAAGATGAAGGAACTACAATGGATTCACCTGTATATACAACCTCTGGCAAATCAGAGATATCCGACGATGGCTTGCGTGAAAAGAAACGAGCAGCTTTATTCCCGTTCGCCATCATTCTTTCTCGGTCGGAATATGTACCTATAATTGCGGTACCACCAGGATTAGTGATAGCCGTAGTTTTATGTTCTTCACCATTCTGCAGATATTCATCCCAAGCACGCAGCGAGAAAATGACAACAGGATAGGCAGAAGGGGGAACAAAAGTATAGATATAATTATCTGCAGCAGCTCTCAATGCTGAAGATATATCTATCTCTACAGTTTCGCCACTATTTGCTGGCGTCGAGAAAGGAATTTTTACCGAATATTCTTTATTGACATCTCGATCATCTGCTGCAGGTATTATACCTGCAGTTACTTCGATTTTTACATTATGAAAACTGACCTCGCCTTTTAGAGTATCAGCAACAACACTATATACTATAGGTGAGCCTATAAGAGGCGAACCTCCAACTAACTTTAAATTCTTTGCCATGGCCATAAAAATTAAAAACTAAAAAACTCTATTACAGCATCACCAAGTCCTTTATCGCATGATAAGGAATAAGATATCTTATTGATAAAACCAACCTTACCACCAATCGACCATTTGTCAAGCCAATGATTACGGATATCCACAAGTTGAGCGACCGAAGCACGCACCTTTATACTAAACTTTTTCCGATTCAAAAAGAAATGAGCATAAGGCAACATAAAAGTATCAAATAAGCCTCGTGAACGAACTTTACGAGTAATCGCCATAGTGTCCTTATCTATCTCATCAGGAATACAAAGAGATATGCCTTCCGCAACAGCCCAATCAGGAGTCTTATACGCACGAATTTTAAGCGAAAAACGTTCTTCAACACCGATACCAGGTAATATACCATTATAATCGTAATCGTTGCCAAATTGGTCAATACTGTCAGAAGACATAGTATAACTGCCAGAAACTGTTCTCCACTTGCCTGTACCAAAGCCATCATAACCATAATCATAATTTTGCACACCCATATCTGAGCCACCTCCTCGCATTACAGCGAGAGACAACTCCTGATCATCCTTTTGAAGAGGACTATTGCCATCATCAGTATTCTCAGGATTGTAGCTCTCGACGAGGTTTAAAACCTCTGTTGCATATATCGTGACATTGAAATTTGCTATTACGTTACGAATTTTCTGAGTTACAAACTCATGCTCCATATCTTTATCTATATATGCAGCAAGAACGGGCGATACATTCTTGTTAAAATTATGGACTATAGATTCAGTGTCAATCTCGACTTTTGCGGACTGAGCCACAGCATCTAACTCATTGTAATAATTCACATCGTTGAATACAACTGGCAAAAAAGATATTTCACGTTCTTCGATATAATCCTCATTTTCTTTACTGCAATCGCCAAGTTCTACTCCTTTATATCCGCCGACCTCAAAAAGAGACGGGCGAAAATCGCTTACAGTCTTTGCCGACTTATTAATCTTAATACGGTAAGCGTTGCCTGTTGTTCGGTCAATATATGTTGTTTGATCTGAGGGCGAAATATTAACGAAGATATCCCGATACGTTTTATCATAGACAGTACTCTTACGAGGATAGTCAATATAATCAAATGTTGTATCATAGTCCTTTACGCCTTTTTTGAGATTTTCGAGTTGATCCTCAGAACTGCTCTCTGCAGAATATTTCATCCTAAAGCCGAGATTCTTCTCTGTTATAGGGTTCATAGACAAAACCGTTCCCATGAAAACATGATTTGACTCAGAATCTTTTTTGCGGAAAAGGTCACGATAAAGATATGCTGTTACCTTCTTTTTCTCGTAGTCATAATCGAATTTAATGCCAAAAGCATTCTCTAATGCAGACAATACAGAAGAAACAGATTCTTTCGGAAAATTTGCTCCAGAAGCTAACATTTCGTACAAATCGGCAGTAGCCGCTGGTGTCTTGTCATAAGAAGCAGATATTGTTATCGATTTACAGCTACCAGTTCCGACCTGGTAATGAGCATTCATTTTAGGATCTTTCTTGTTTACATAGTCGAAGCTCTCTACATTTTTTGCTTCAGGATTCTCAATTTCAATTTTACCACCGCAGCCTCTTGAAGACAACCATTCATTAATTTCATCAAGACTACTGAAATAAGGCTTTGTAGTATCTGAATAATATTGCGTGGCTTTACGAGTTGTATATTTGCATCGAGTAGAGAAGAAAACAAGATGCTTGAAATCTCCAATTTTCAGCAAAGCAGAATTATCGAAAGACACGCCTAATTGCGCAAACAAGCAATCCAAGAAATAAAGCACATAGAAACATAGACCTGATTGAGGACGGTTTGCATCGAGAACCCAATAAGGATAAATATCTTCATATATGTTTTTACTATCTTTTTTAGAGACATTAGAGCTTGATGTTTTACCATCATCTCCCAAAGCATAATGTTTGTAACAAATGCGAGCATTTGCATAATAAGCAGGTTTACCATTTTGCATAGTCTCTCCGTATGCTGCAGATGTATTGATATAAGAAACCTTCACTTTAGGTATCACTACGCTTTTATTATTTGGATAAGAGCGCACACTATCTTGCACAGCCACCTGCTTACTATCATCTACGACTTCACATTGTGCTGGGTAAGAGAAACCTAACGCTTGTGGCTCAAAGTCTCCAGATATTTCATTGTTTCTCTTAGTAAGAGTCCACGAACTTGACTTACCAATCTTGGCATTTACCGTATATGTATATACTGCATCGACATGTACATTGCCAATTTTCTCACCAATTACAATTTCGTCTTTTATATTCACATCTGAGCACTTCATGTCGCCAATCAGATCAGCAAATGACTGACGAGCTGCAGTAATATTCAGAGTTGTAGAGTCTTCAATTTCTTCGTCAGGCATAACCTCGATATTGCCGCTTGCGAAAGGAAAGGAATCTACAAATATTCGAGCTGGAAGATGTTCCAGTTCTACAGCTCTAAAATCCGTATTTATGTCTTTGATATTTTTTAAAGTAGCCATATTGCCCACTAATGGCACAGGCGCAGGATATGAAAACATCTCTTCTGTGTCATTAAACATCGGATTTTTCTCCTCAATATCAATTGAGAAATCGGAAGGTAAAGTCAAGTAATTACCTGCTATAGAAACTGCTAAATGGCTATTCATAATCAATTATATATTAATACTAAGAAATCCCAAAGGCTGCTACCGGCTCAATCTTTTTGCAGCCAAAATTTTTAAATTTGCACGTTGGTGTCAAAAACAAAGTACTTCTGCCATACAAACGTATACGAGTTGCATTGTCAGCATACAAGACACAATCATCATGAAGAAGGATATCCGATTTAGAATTATAGATATATCCAACAGATCTATGATAAAGCCCTATATTTAGATTTCTGCTCTTAGAATAAATCTTGGAATGCTCGTTCATGTAAGCATATACTTTCGCATCGCCAAAAACAAACACGCGCTGATTCTTAAAACATAAAAGACTTATTAATTTAGAGTTTGTATTATCAGCAGCAATAATTATAGCATCAGGTTTATCACCTGGCACCTCATTAACCCATATACCGCCTGCATTAAGCTCAGCCTTCCACTTCTCGTTCCAAAGTTCTATATTTTGAGCAATAAAATCATGGAAGTTTTCTTGAAAGCACGACAGAATCTGCTCACGAAGGAGCTTTACACAGAGTGATACACTATTCTTGTCAGCAGCATTGTTAAGTCCTGCAAGACCAAGCTTGCAGAACTTAAACTCACGAGATGCTAAAAACAAACTACTAAACAATTCTTCTTTATTCATTGTTCTTTCAACCTTTATTTTTTGCGCGTATACGTTTAATTTCCTCGTTTTCTTTCAGCATATCGTCGATATGTTGCAGAATGACGTGAAAGAGTTGAGAATTAATCTCTTTTTCAGTAAAGCCAGTATACTTTTCAAGTGTTGCCGACGTACGCACGTATACTTCCAGAGGATTACTATCACTGTTCTCATCAGGCGACCCGACCTTAAACATGTGAGTATACTTCTTCTGCAGATAGTGCATCATACCCATCCACCAAAAACAGATAACTTGGAATTTAATCGGATCAAAATCGCGGAAGTACTTAGCATTATCAGAATGTTGATTACTGCGATATTCATAAGCCCTGTAAACCTGTTGTGTCTGTTCGTCTACGCCTTTAACTTTAGCGTTAAAAATGGTAGCAAGAAATGAGGCGCGAGCAAGATCCACATTATGCGAGACTCTTTTTATATCATCATCACTATATTTGTTTCGTTCTTTTTGCATCCGCAAGAGCTGATTTGAAACTCGTGTATGGTAATCATACCAATCTTGCGCAAAACGATATTGCTGCCAACTGAAATTTTGCATTAAGGCAGAAGGACCATGAAACTCTTTGTGCAACAAGCCACGCTTAATGACTGGATAAGGAAACGAAGTTAAACCTGCAAAACGCTTATTTGGACCTTCCAAAAAATCGAGCATGTGCTGCTTTCGTGTTTTACTATTGTCGGGCATAAGGATATCACCTTCACCTATCCAATAATCAATCTGCCAAAGGTACAAATCAAAGATATCTCCCTTATATTCGCAAACGCAGAATTGTTCTTCTACAGGTACTGCAGGATTAAGATTCTCCAAGATGTTTATCCCAGATAAGGCAAAAAAGAGTTCAACCTTACAATCTTCAAGACTGAAAGGCTTGTATATGGATTTTTCAGCTGCGTGACGTAATAGTACTATTGCAATAGTCTCTAATTGATCAATTGTGCAGCTGTTCCATGTTGTAGGCAATTGCAAGTTAATTTTTTTTGGTGCAAGCATGAAAGTGTTAGAAGTTGAGAATTTATAATTAGTGCATAAATGGCGTAACAAATAAAGAATTGCTTGTTTTGTTCTCAAACAAGGGTTTCCGTGGTTTCTTATCTTGCTCTACATAGCATGGAGAGAGCTTTAGAGCATCGATAGCGTCTTCTGGAAATTTCTCTTGATTAACCTTGATATATTCGCAGACAGACTCTATATAACCAATCAATTCATCATGTGCTTGTTGTTGACGTTCTTTCTTTGCTGCAAGGACAACAGACCGAGCAACAACACCACTTGCCAAAGCTTTGCGAAGCTTATATATCAATTTAGACAAGAGCTTAACCTCTGTACCACGAATAGATTTGTCTACCAGATAATCAAGAAATTCCTCACCTATAGAAGGTGCTATCTGCTCTTCTTGCACATAATGCAAATCAGGCAAAAGCTGGATATACTTTTCTCTATTCTCGTAGATGTTAACAAACTCCTGCATAATAGAAGCTGTTGGTATCAATAGAGAGGCAACAAGGAAATAATAACGACTACTTTTCCAAAGTTCGGTAATAAGTTTTTCGTCTACAAGCATATTCTCGTTATCGCCAGGTTCTGAAGTTTCTGCATCCAAAGGAGTTTCCTCTTGTTGCTTCACCAAACTGACTAATCCCTCTAAATACTGCAGCAAAGTATTCATTGCAGTATGCGCCTCTTTAGAGCATTGCAGTTTATATGCGGTAATAGTTTCTTTATCGACTTTTTGATAGTCGTCACTTGTTGAGATATTAATACCGGCATTATTAACACTTATAGCCTGCACACTCACAGCTCTGCCCATAGCATCAAAAGCTATGCAACGTTGAGCTAAAAACAAAAGTTGCTCCCATGGTGACAACTGCTCACTATTTACGAGTTTTGTCAACCATTCATCAATATCAAGATTCCTATACTCTTGCACCAATCGGGCATATAAGCTGTCGCCAAGTTTTTCTTTTAAAAAATCTTGCTCAGAGTTCTCAAAAAAACCTGTTAACTGTTCTATATTATCAATAGCATGCGCAGGAATTGCCATGCGCAGCTCTTCAATTCTTGTTAATATCATGTCTATAATATTTACTTTATATTAAGCGGTTTCTTTAGCTTCAGTAACACCCGTTTTAGAATTATCAAGAGTAGTTAATGCCAATCTCTTAATACGCCAGACAAGATGTTCTCTATCCCAATCGTTAATCGCAGATGCTACTTCATACGGACGCAAAAATAACTGGGTAGAAGGTGCCATCTGCACCTGCTTAACAGTATATCGTTCACGTAAATCGGTACCACCTGATGAAGATTCTGTTCCAGGAGTATTGCCAATAAGACGAGCATCAAGCGACCAACCAAAACTGATTATGCTTGAAATCTCTTGCAATTCCTTTTGATTCGCTTCCGCATCATTCTTGTTGTTACGTTCAATTTCTACTATCTTAAAACTCTCGTGTTCCTTGCCATCTGGTCCGACATACGTATAAGCTAACAAAGAAGAACCGGAATTGTCGCGATTACTAAGATAAGAATTAATCGACTGGAATAGCGACTCCATTATGTTGTCTCGTTCATCATCGGTCTGTGCGCCTTTTTGCGAATAAAGAGACGTGATATAACCTTGATCGAGATATATAATTCTGCCAACGACATTACTATTACGTTTACGAGTTAGTCTATCGCTAATTATAGTTGCAGCATACTCATAGATATCTCCTGCAAAAATACTATGCCATGCAGGCTTAGGATAGTAAGGGCAACCAGGAGTAGGGTAGAATATAGGCATTATGATACGAGTTGGACGGTCTTTAGCCTTTAGATTATTAGTCCTGGCATTACGTACAAGTTCTTCTATATCTTGCACACCTTTGTCAACTCGTACAGCAGGCAAAGCATCTACATCGTAAACGTCACCGGTTTTCTCTGGGTTGGAAGATGTAGAAAGATAAGGGTCGTTAAGCCACGAATTAGACATATACACATAATTACTACGCCAATCCTTATCCATTCTCTCCAAACGGCATATATGCGCAGGTCTATACATTATGCCTGTTACTTTAGGCTTCCACAAATTAGGCTTAACCACATTTCCATTCTCATCAACAGAATTAGCGTTAAGCTGCAGCTCAGGAAAACAAATCCCAAGCAACGTGAAATCAGATGCAAGTTGCAAAGATGTTAAAGCCAAACCATTATTCTCTTGAAAAGTACGTATTTCTTTATTTGTTTTTTGCCATTCTTTATAATCGGTCTTTAACTTACTGATACGTTCTTTAAGTTGCTGATACAACAAACCTGTAGAAGAACTTAATTCTTCCTCAGAAGTCTCTTTAAGTAACAAACCAGGGTTGTTCTCCTCTATATTTTTACACTGCTGCAATAATTCGGATATTTGTCCCAGAAGTAACATACCTGCATCTGCATAAGGTATTTCAATCTTTGTTATGTTGCCTCCTATATATCTGGAATACGCGTACATTGGCTGTGGTCCCATTCCTGCCAATAAGTCTGTATTAAACTTATGAGGTACAGATGTATAAGGCAACATACCTGTAAGCAGACTTATCACGTTTGGCAGTCGGTTGTTAGCGCCCCATTCCATCCAACCAAGATTATTTGTGCCTATGTTCTTGCTGTTTTTATACATGTTTTCGTTGCCTGTCTGAGCAAAAACCAAAGGCACAGACGAAGATTCTAAAGCACCATCGTTTCCTGAATCTACAGACAGCATGCTGACCACAGTTTGCATGTAGTCTGTCATACCCTTTGCAGAACTTACACCATGAGTAATAGTCTTCGGTAAAGGAATAAAACCTTCCGACTTTAACTTTTTACTCGCACTAATAAATTCCTGTGCATTATGTACAGTAACTATAGTGTTAGAGGCTTGCTTTTGTGTATTTTGTTTTCTTCTTACCATATCTATGACTTTTAATGAGTTACGAATCGTGTGCCATCAATCGAAATAACTAAATAATCATTGATTTTACGGACATCGCCACTATCAACAAACATTACCAGGCGTTGATGACGACGAGCATCTACTTTGAGGGTAATTACATTGCCATACTCCAACACGCCTTTCAACGTTACATATTTGATTGAAACAGGAACTTGGGCTTTCTCTTTGGCAGAAGCAGGCGCTATATATCCTGTTGTCAGAATATTATGTTTGCTATCTCGCCATTGCCATTTCTCAGCATAAAAGCGGATATTTTGATAAGATTGCTCAGGTAATCGTTTTATTGGCATATTTTATTCGTTTATTATTTCCACATCAAAATTAACAACTCACACAAAAACAAAAAGGACAAAGCAAACAACTATAGCCATTCTATATTTGTCTTACCTTTATAACCTTTCTCCCAAACAAACCAAGCATAACATACCGCAGACGACTTTACTTTTAAAAAGTCTCCATTTTTAGCACACACTTGTCGTCTACTAAACACATATATTGTACTGGGGGGGGGCAAAACTAAAAAATTGCTTTCGTCTCAAACCTTCACAGAATAACAATCTTAAAAACATTGCGACTTTACCACCTGTAGAAACACAGCTTAAAGCTTGCTCGACAAACTCTTGCGCTACAGAATAGGGTGGGTTAGTGATAATATCGCCATCCCATTTCTCTTGATTAAAGAATAGAAAGTCTTTTACCTCATTGCCGATTCTGTCAACAATATCGCTTTCTCTGACAGAATATCCATACTTCTTCAAACATTTAGACAGATGACCTTCGCCACAAGCTGGCTCCCATATCTTGTGAGCAAAAGTTTCTACTTTTAATAATGCTTCAAGTGAAGCGGGATCTGTAGCATAGTAATCTCTTTCTGCTCGTGCTTCGACAACATGATTACTTGCGCCAAGTAAAGAAAACAGCCCCTTAGCCGTTCCTTTCCAATCTTTATTTTGCTTTTTCATAATGTTATTGTCTTTTACCCGAAGGCATTAATACTCTTCCTAACGAGTAGTTCTCTTGACGACTACAACCAACAAACAAGGTGTCAAAAGCATCTGTACCGTCAGTTCTTAACTCTGCAGGAACTATATTTTCCTGACCTTCTGCCGTTTGGGCATTCGTAATTAGTTTTTCGCCACTCTTATCCTTTTTCCAGCTATCACCGATACGAATAAGTCCGCAGTTCTCCATCGCTATAATCAAAGATTCATTATTCTCTCGATTAATTCTGATTGCAGGCGCAGAATAACCGGCAAGAGACGAGTTTATAATACGATATCGCTCACTATGACTTAGCGTATGCCCAAGATATACAGGAACTACGTCCCAACCTTTTTTGCGTAATCTATCAATAATAACATCACACATATCACGTGTATCTCTACCATTCCAAAAAGGCACTTTAGCAGTATGATCATAATAATAATATACCGTGCGATTTTTCCTTTTATGTGGAGCATAATATCTACTCCATTTGTCGCAAAGTTGCTCTAAGACCTCATTATCCTTAACAAACATAGATGATAACACATTCATCGCATTAAGTCCATCACGACGATACATCTGTGAGGTTACAACCCAGTTTATCTTTAGATTATAGTCAAAAGCTATATGAAGAGGCTCTTCATCATGTACATCGGCATCGAGCGAGCAATCTTTAGTGTCGCCAAGGCGAGCAAAGTCAGGTGCTTCATATTCTCTTTTTACGAGTCCTTGACCTTTTACCACGCCTTCTACTTTCTTTACTACATAAGCTGAATCTATAGCAGGGCAATCCTCCTCTATATATCCGTGAACGTTCTCTATATCAAGATTACAATAGAATCCATCACCAAGATTTTTACGTAGAGGAAGATTAAGTATCGATGTGGCAAAAACCAACGGTGGCAACAAACGCTTTTGCTCGGCAATATAGCTTGGCGAAAGTAAGTCGATGTTATCCAACGAGGAAGCACGCTTGAAGTAAAAACTGGCGCAACGCAATCGACGAATATAATCAATATGTGCTGACGAATAGCGAATCTGCAACATTCTTCCATATTCATCATGGCTTACCAGGTATTCATGATTATATAGAAGCTCGGCATCATCCAGTGCAATAAGATGATAATTCAACAAGAAATCGACAGTATTCTTCGTTATCACCTTGTATTGGGGAGGTAAAATTTTAAATTGACCTTCTTTCGCTAACACCGCATCAGCCAAAGCTACTATTCGATCTTTAGTTTCTTTATGTACAGGAATGACATTATGATTAGAGCGTTCTGCATTCCTCATAAGTTCATTCCAGAATATCACATCGTTAGCATATTTATCGAGCTCAAACATTATTTGCCGATAGGTGTACCCGGCAAATTCTCCTTCATCTACATATTCATCAAGACGACTCTCTTCTTTTTCAAGCCAGTTGCCTTTGCTATTAAGACTGGCATCAGAAACAAAACAAGTGGACTTATAATAAGGGTTATATTCAGAGAACGCACGATTGCCTAAAGGATGGATATTTCCTGAGAGCGAAGGCAACACTTCGCCTTGCAGTTTACTGATAGGTAAAAACTTACACTCATCAGCAATCAAAGCAGAAAGCGTCAAACCATTACCAGAGCCGAAAACACTAAGACTAAGGCAATGATACAAAAAACCGTTGCATATCCACAAAGCATTTTCATAAGTTTTAGGCTTGATTAGACATTCAGGAACATCCTTTGGGGGTTGTCCAAAACCATAATGAATACCTTCAACAAGCCCAAAAAAACGACCTACCGCAGCAAGCATTCCAGGAATAGTACGTGCAAACAGCTGTTTACGAGAAGCACCGACAATGCCTCCGGCTCCTCGTGGCATAGAATTACCGACCGCAATAATCTGAGGACCAAGCGTTCCATCAGTCTTACCAAATCGACGAGCAGCAGAAATACGTTTATGCCTTGCGCCAGCATAAAATATTTCCTGCTGTTTACGGTTCATATATACGTCTCTTCTCTCACTCATGATTCAAGCCTTCCGGTTCATAAATTCCTTCACCATTTTCTTGCATATTGACAACATCGTCAATGGAAATGCCATACTTCTGATACAGCTTATCAAGTTCTTCTTTAGTAAGATTTTTGCTATCAGGCTTAACCACGGTAACATCGCCTGTAATGTTAATCTCAGTATGAGGAACTTGGTCTGAAGCATTCTTTTTCTCATTGAAATTATCAAATAGCTCCGCACGAGCTTTACCTGCACTAAGCACAGCCTTTAAGTCTCCCATTTTTTTACCTTCACGACTAACAAAATCCAAATCTGCAAGACTTTTAGCTTTCTGAATAGCGAGATTGTCAGTATTTAACGCGTCTACAATATAGTTAAGCATACAGATATCATTACTTAATTCAGAATAGCCTCGTACTTTACCAGGTTTAATTCTTAATGCGTCTACATATTTTTTCGACAACTCCTGTATTTTCAGAGGAGTAGACGCACTATCATTATTCGCTTGTTCAAGTAATTGAGCATAGTCGCGAGCTGATATCCTTCTTGCTGTTTCCATCAAGTCGATATCCTTATCAGCAAGAAACATACTGTATAGTTCATAAACTAATCTTGCCCGATACTTTTGCGGGTACGTCATATTCATACTCTCTATAGGTATCGAGCCATTGTGTAAAAACCATTTTTTTACGATATCAAAACTTTTCTCACTTGGTCTTGCCATCTTCTATTTTCGCGTTATTATCATTTTCTTTTTCTACAGCTTCTTTGCAAGCATCTACATAAGGTTGATATACTGCAGCAGCCTCTTCACCAATCAATTGCTTCAGTTCTTCAATTCGAGCAGTCATAGTCTCTAAGCGTTTAGCTGTTGCAGGTTTATCTTTACGCGACAAGTATTTAATAATCTTTGCCGCAGCTTCTTTATTCGCAACTTCTTTTTCTTTAGCTGCAATAACATCAGGATGCTCACTCTGGATTGTTTGCACGACCTCCTGCGCAAATGTCTCAGGCATTTTATCGTAGTAGACCCTCAATGACTTTTTTAAAGGTTCAAGGTCAGCATCTGATACATTATATTTCTCTTTAAATGCTTGACGATAGATAGTATCACCACATAGTCTACCGTATACCATGGCCAACTCTCTGTCTACAGCCTCGTAGATAGATTCAATATCTTCATTAAGATCGTGAGCTGCTTGTGCATAAATGGCTACATCTTCAGCCTTAGCTCCTTGCTCCGCAAGCAACTTTGCTCGTTCTGCATTCGATGCAAATGAAGCTCGTTTGTCCTTAACACTATCTATCAAAGTTGCAAGTTCGGCGGAAAGAAATGGCTTTACCTTTTGAAGAGGCAACCGATAATCTGCTGCCTCTGTTTGCTCTAAAGAGGAGTTGACAGAAGAAAACAAATCAGGTTGCTTAGTAAGTTCTTGAACTTGCCTCATACTTTCTGCAGCATTCTTGGCATCTATCTCGGCAACCTTCTCTGCATCAGTTTTTTCTCGCGTAGGATTTTCAATAACCACATGGCTATCTATACCTAAAAGTTTAGCTATCTCCATTCTTTTAGCCGACTCTATAGATGCAGCATCTTCATTTGCACGCTCAGCATCCATCAAGGCTTTTTCTTCTTTAGTTGGTCTACCACGGCGACGAGCTATCTTTACTGAAGGTAGCAAAGTCATCATGTCGCCATTACTATCTTTAAGTGTAACTCCAGTTGCTAAATCTTTTTTTATTCGATTAACATAATAAAGAATACGAGAGAGGCGACGCTGAAAATCAGCATAAAACAAAGTCTGCATGCAAAAATCTTTGGCATACGAAAATGCAGTCAATAAAACTACGCCATCAGCAAAATCTTTACGATCATCAGAACTCCAATCGGGAGTTTGTTGCAAACGTGGTAAAAGAATGTTGGCAAACTCATTCAATGCGACAACATACTGCAATTGTTCGTCAACATTCATTTCTTTGTAATTTTTCCGTTCCATATACGAAGTAATTTTTAATTTCTATACAAAAATATTGATTAACAAGTAGTTAAAAAGGACAAAAAAGCGCCACGACATTAACATGCCATGACGCTCTAACGACTTTGTTTATACGAATAACAGAAAAACGCTTATTATGCAGCGGCCTTGCTTGCGAGCATACCATCCCAGCCATCTTCACCTTCAGGATTAGTAACATACTCATTCTGGAAGGTTACAGGACTAAGTTTTAATGTGATGACCGTCTGACGCTCATCCTCTGCTTTCTGACCTGTATCAGAAGCAATACCGCCACTATCAGCTACAACCTTGTACTGAGGTGAGTACATAATCTGACTTACACCATTGTCCTCGCAAATGACAAAGATATCAAGGTTGTTAATTGCTCGTGTCAATTTAGCGATTTTTTGGTTTACTGCTTCCAAGGTGAAAGTCAACTCCAAGCTGAAACCTTTACGACGACCAAGTGAAGAGCCCTTAATGCCTACGGTGTTTTCTTTACACTGAATTTTAAACAGGCCTTTACCTGCCTGAAATACAGGAGTAGAATAAGAACCATCAGTCATTTTTAGCACGGATGTCAAGTCGCTCTTCAAGCCGATGTATACGTTGGTACCAAGACCAGCGAAATTCTCAAGACACTCATTCTCTGAGAGCAAGTCTGTGAGAGTAGGACATGCTACAACTGCCATAGTATTTATTTGTGTTTGTGTTGTTGTTAATTACTGTTTTTATATATTCGCTACCGAGATTTAGTCGGTAGCGAATTGCGAGCGGATAAAGACTACTCAGTCTTCTTAAAGATTGCAGAAATGCCATCAGGAGCATCTGGCATTGTTATGGTAATAGTAGGAGTAGTAGCACCATTGCTCCAAGCTACAAACTCATGGCTCTCCAAAGCTTCTGCTTCAAGCTGGATGGTTGTTCCTACGCTATATTCCTTGCTTTCACTTGCAGTAATATAGCTGCCGCCAACCTTTACCTTACCCATGGTTGCGTCGAAGCCAACGAAGAAGGTGTTCTTCTGATAATCGCCCTGCCAAACCACACCAGGAGTCAATGAACCTGTTGACATTGCAAAATCAGAAGGATTGACGTTGACAACTCTGGTTCCCTGAACTGATTGCAGCTGCCATACTACATCCAAGTTATCAGTACCGCTACCAATCTGAACACTGATACTGTTGTAAGAGTCGAGTGAATTTACGCCATACTGAAGATTGTTCTCTGAATAGGCCATCATTCGGTCGCCCTTGCCATAGTCCTGTGAAGGAACAAAAATCACAAATGGGTACTCTTGAACCTGCCAGTTGCCTTTCTCGGCTCCATCAAGCATCTTGACAGTTCGGATTGCGCGGTTCTTGTTAGCATAAGAATCCTGCAAGACAGTTGAAAGTTCAACGGAAATCAAGACTCTTGCCACTTTGCGTTTCAGGGCTGGCGACCAAGCATTATAGAATGTTCGGAAAGTATTCCACGCCTGAGTATCAGTCTCATCGGTAATCGGCGACAAGTCGATTGCTTCTACCTGGATAAGATTCTTACGAGCGAGAGAGATACGACCATTGGCCATATCTTTAGCGATATTGGTATTGAAACCATCGTAGAGACCTAAAGCCTTAGTATCTTCATCCTCGCTGTCAGCATTCTTCTTATCGCCCCAGAATAGGTTCGCAAAAAGGTCGTCGGTATAGTTCGCGATGATTGCCTTGACAGCAAGCTCTGCAAGAGGATAGCTAAACTTAGCTGAGCCATCTACCTTATAAGGAGTCTCGATATATCGATCTTGGTTATCACTATATCGGTTCCAAGCTTGCTGAGCAACAAGCTCGCGCTCCTCGATATAACCAAGAGAACTGCTGATAGCTTCGCCAACCTTCTTGCGACGAGTAGTGCCACCCTTACGATTGAATACTGTCTGAGTATCTTTGAACTGAACGCCAGAAACTACCTGAATGCCCAAACGTGCAAGCTCTCCAGGATTAGCGTAAGCAGCTCCCATTATTGCCTGGCTCTTAAAACGGTCGGCAATGTGTGTTAGATAACTTGTACTAATCATTCCCATATTCCATTAAATTTTGAGTTAATTACTGTTTGTGTTGTTAAAATTGAAGATTAGAAGCGGTTAGCCACCGTAAGCATTGTGTGCGATCTTAGCGTTGTATTCATCCATACGCTTTTTGTTCTCAGCAGGCGACAAAGAGCTGTCATACTGAGGAACCTCGCAAACGAAACCTTCTGCCTGTACTCCATTACCATTATTACAAGGTGAAGGACCTGCAGCAGGACTCTCGCCAGGATTGTTTGTAAGTGCAGTTACCTGATCTCGTAAATCAGAAATGGTCTGCTCGTTCTCGGTAAGAGTCTGAGTCTGTGTCTCGATAGTTCCCGACAACTCGGAAGTCTTCTGCTTCAGCTCGCCAACCTCGGTTGTCTTTGCGTCAAGTTGCGCCTGCAAGTTAGCCAACTTTGCTTCATACTCAGCCTTTGCAGCGTCGAGGGCTTTCTGACCATCAGCCTTTGCATTTGCAACCTGAGTTTCATAAGCCTGGCGACTCTGCTGAATGTTGGCAACAAGGTTATCAACCAAAGGTGCGTTCAAAAAGACTCCCTCTTCGCTGGCATGAAGTTCGGTTACTCCACACAGCATAGCTACTGTCTGATAATTCTTTTTCATGTTTTCTATTTTTGTTAATTTTAGATTTTTAGTTGATGCAAAACCAATTCCTGCCGAATGAGAAGACTGAGAACTGGCACCATCATTACCGGAAGTCGGTTTGTGCGATTCTCGATAAAGTTCATCTATACGTGCTAAACATTGAGCATAATTTTTCTGCCCATCTACAAGTATGCCATCGACCTCTGAACAGGCAAACATTCTACCGCCAAGGTGAACATCGTCTTTAACCTTAGGACAAGCAGCCTTTACATCAGCAAAAAATTCAGACTCCAACTTATCAAGGTCGGCTATCAAGATTTTATAATCGCCATCATCAGCTGCACGCTTCCATTCGTTTTTATGGATAGAGTGAGTGGAATACACCTCGTGGAAGGTTTCACCAGTTTCAGCCTTCTCTCCATCCTTCATGCTATACCATGCAGCCATCACACCAATGCTTCCCACCTCGTCGGCAGGGTTCATGTAATAGCGTTCATCACTCAAAGCTGCGATATACATTCCTGCCGAAGCTGCCATACCATCGATATGAGCAATGACAGGCAATTTCTTTGAGCGTGCATAGTCAAAGGCGTACTTATAATCCGCAATGGCCGAAGCTGCACCGCCTGGCGTATTGAGATAAATAAGAAAACCGATACAATGCTTGTTGTCAGCATTACGAAGAATGATATTACGATGGTCTTTGCTGCCATAAGAGCAGGCTCCGCCATTTCGAGTTACAGGGCCTTCAATTTTTATCACGCAGATATATCTCTCATCATCTTCCTCTTCGGCATCCAAATCGCCATCCCAATCTTCATCATTCTCATACATCAAATGCGAGACATGAAATTGACCATCTTTATTCCGACGTTCGATAGCTGCTAAAACAAAATTAGTGTCGTCAAACGATGCGTGATTTTGGCGATTGCTCTCAATCTGTTCGCGGTATAGGCGAACAAAAGGAGCATCCATCATCAGCAACTTCATTGTCAGAATTTCGTGAAGACCTTTTATCATTGTTGTTTTTGTAATTTAATTACTAAGTACAACACAAATTTACAAAATGCAAAAAGCGTAAAGGACACATTAATTGTATGTTTACCATCAAAATTGGGCAAACAAAAAAAAGGCAACAACTCATCACGAGCTATTGCCTTACCCTTAATTGTAAAAAATGCGTTCAGAATTTTTAAGAGACGCTTCCCTAATTCTTCGACATCAAAATACTAACTCTATGATCTAAAAACGTTATTTTGCTATAACTTCTATCATATTAGAATACGACTTACCAATAATCTTTACTGTTGCCGTAGTGCCATCGTTGGCTCCGGTATTGATTGTCTCAATAACTGATCCATGTGGGAAACAATATAGCAACCGGCTTGAACCGTCAGCATACCTTAATATAATAGAGAAATCCACATCCTTAAAGGCTTCTGCCGCCAGTTGTGAACTTAAAATATTGTCATTTATCCCCGACAACCCTGTAACTTGAACCTCGTGGGTAAAAATCACACCACTATTTGCCGTTGTCTGCGAGGTCTTGAAACTAACTTTAGCGCTCTCTTCAAGTTCTACCAATATTTTAGGTTCCGAAGAATCGGAAACATATCTTATAGAAAAATAAGGAGGTCTACGAAAAGACGCAAGAACCTGAGTTATCATAGGTATCGATGGTGGAAGAGAAATACCTAAATCACAATTCGGATAGATATCTATAGCACGTATATTATCAGCTATCAATTCTGTACATTTGTTATTCATATTACAATATTTTTATTAAAAAGTTATTCGGACAAAAATTACCACATTTTTCTCCGTTTTTTAACTTACATTAATGCCGTGTTTAACAATCAAAATTTATTTTGATACTATTGACTTCTTTTCATCAGTATAGATAATACGTAAAGCTTCCATATTCTTTTGCTCCTTCAAACTGCGTTTACAGTTCTTTGGAGCTAATTTACGTTCAAGCATCTTGCGTAAACTATCACGCTCTTTACCAGTTCGTGAGCCTCGAATATTATGAGCTTCTAAAAAGCGCTCGTATAAATCAATATTAGTACGACTTACATTCAGTTCTTCCTCGACACGCTTGTTTGCCAAATACCAATCGTAAAACACCGACTTAAAGTTAGCAATTAAGAATTTCCGTAAGGCTACAGCAGAACTTCTGTCAAGAGCGTAATTATCATTAGTAGGATGAAACCTTCCTTCTCTGTATATCTGTTTAGGAATCTCGATACAGAGAAAATCGCTACTATTCAATTTGTCGTTATTCGTTGTATTCGTAAGCAAACAAACCTCTTCTGAAGTCAACCAAGTGTCTGGATTACGATTCAAAACTTTACTCGAAGAAACGGGCGACTTGCCTATACACATAGTCTTCCAAGTATTCTGCGAGAAGCAACCACGAACTATTTGTTCATTAATGGTGGTAAAATGCAAGCCACGAACGAGTAAGTTGTATGGGTGAGTGCCTGGAGTAAAAGCATAAGGATCAGTACAAAGGAGAAGATTATTAGAATCTTCACCTCTGTAATAATCTGCGTATAATGAATTTATTCTAAGATATATCTTACCCATGTCTTAACTACTAATTTATCATAATTGCCATTATCAATAAATAAAATTACCGATTCCTACACATCAATTATTCCTTCAGCAATAAACGGAATGAAAGTTTTCATTTCTATTAGGATAAGCTGGCATAATTCTATGGCATCAGGATGTGACGCACCAGTAGTTCCACGCAAACGAAGATCAAAGATATCATGCCATTCTTTACAACTATAAGTATATACCACCTTAGTAGCCGTTTCCAATGGCAACACACCACGAGCATGCTGCGGCTGCATACCATGGCGAGTGAGATAAAGGTAACTTTTTTCAGCTACCCACCATGCTAAACGCATAGCCCATTGATGTTTTCTTGGCAATCTTCCAAAACCTTCTGGTTCACAAATACAGATCTGCCCACCATGCTTATTAAAATTCACATATCTGGTACTCTGTTCAGCAATAGCATTAGGCGACTTTCTGTTTAGTTCCCTCGAAGTTGATATTTGTGTGGTGCAGCAAACAGTAATACGTACTGTCATCAACACCGCCTGTCGCCATGCCGTAGGCAGTTCCTTTGCCATACGAATATAATAAGCCTCACTAACAGAATACTCGGATAGACGATGGCACAATCTTTCGTGTTCTAACACGAACTGACCATTCAAAGCAAGAAAAACGGGGCTTGCTATATCCTTATCTTTGCATTTTTTGGACGTAATACGCACACAGCCACAATATGGATTGCTCTGCAGATAAACTATTATTCCTGCACTCACCTTATGACCTTTAGGAAGATAAAAATAATATGTAGAATGGCGAAACATCGAAAGATGTTTTCTATTTACTAAGCTCTGTACAAGAGCAATATCTGTGCCTGTCGCCTGACTTGCATAGCAAACACGAGCGCAACGAGCAATATGACTTTCGTCATCTTGCCCTTGCGCCCACAATTCAACTTTTGCAGATATTCGTTTCATGTATTTCTCTCAAATTTAAATTGGTCAGTATAAAAAGAGCGACACTCAAAAAACTACGCCATCAGTCAGCAACCATGAGCACTGAGTAGACTAACCAAACGTAGAAAAACGATGCCGCTCTAACTATCTACACCATGTTGCCAATAACAACATAGCGCAGACGGAAGTCGTTTTTTTATATAGGACCTGCGAATCAATCTTATTTTAAGTAAGCGGAAACAGAAAAGAGGAATATCCTGCCGACTGCAGACTTGATTATGCTGAAACATTCTTTTTAACTTATATCAATTATATGGCTTTAGATTTTGCAAACTTACTTAACACCAGGAGTTCAATGTCTGTTTTCAGCAGTCTATTCCAAATTCTGTTTTCGCTTAATATCTTTAAGCACCAATTAATACTCCTCTAAAGATTAATACAACGATGGGAATGCCGCCAATAGCAACTTTTTAGGTAATAAAGTCAATGTTCCCTGTTCAAGCGCTTATTTATGTCAGAGCTTAGCCCCTCAGATACAAACGCTCTTCCTTTACCTCTTCAGATTATATCGCGCCAACCTCCTGCAATATATATATGCCGTCAAACTTTAGAACGATTATCGTTGTGTCATATTGAACTATTGAATTATCCTTTGCGCTCATTCCTCTCGTTTCATTCAGCGCAATCTCTTTTTGTTACGGTTGTCATAACCGCGAGAGAGAGACATCCGAAGCAAATCCAAAAGTCTTAATGACAAGAAACATACATAAATATGGGGTTCGAGGTTGTACCAGATTCCTATTGGCGAAGACTAATTGCCTATAAAAACCATCGACGACATTCACCACGTTGTAATCTCAGAGAAGTGTATATTCAATGCAAGTAGTCAAAGATCTCTTTATATATAATGGTTATTTAACCATTATGTATGTTTTTTTCTATACAGTTCTGCTCTTTGTTCCTTAGTCAGTTCTACACCAGCTTTGTTACAAAGACCGAAGAACTTCTCTATCGTAACCTTACCTGGGGCATTTCTAAAGCGAACACAGGCATCATACTGGCGAAGACATTGCCTCTCATTATAATTTTTATAAAATTTAGAGAGACGATTAAACCAGTCTTTACCCAAATCAGCATCGAAACGCGCCAAAGCCAAGCCCATTTGAAACCAATCCTCATAACCTGGAGCAATATCCAACTGACGTGATTCTATGTTTTTAACCAACATTTCAATACAATCCGTTGTAAAATCCTTATCATATACTGAAGATATGTTAGTTCTTGCAGCATTCTGATAATGACGTTGTTCCAACATACCTTGTTGTATAACAGCAGGCAGACCTGTATAAGGAATTGCATTTTCGTTAATATATGGTTCCATATCAAACGAAGCTATTCTCAGACGAGTTATATCACGGCAAGCCTTATCGAGGGTAATACCCAAGCGAGAATACTCTTTACGCAAAGCATCGAAATGTTCGCCATGGCGCTCAGGATAAGCTAACCTCACCATCACGAAGTAACCCAAACCCGAACATGACTTAATTATGGCAGCTGTCTCAGGTCTATCCTTCAGACATAGCTTAATCTCATCAAGGTCTTGCTGTTTATTGTCTTGAAAGTCGATATCCAACGCAATGAAACCAGTATAAGACGTAAGCAAATCGGTGCGTCGCCCCTGCTCGAAATAACCACTCAGAGTAGCACTCGGTAATCCTATCTTCAGTTCTCTGACTACAGGATCCTTTTTTGCAGCTTCAAGCCCTTTTTCAGAGGCAACCTCCATAAGCTTAGCTCTATATCGCTCTACCTCGTCTTGCCAGTAGCCTCCAAACAGGAAGTCAGAAAGAGACATGGAACGCAGGTAACTATGAGTATTATAATCATAGTATTCACCACGACGGTCTCTAACATCCTTAAAGATGGAACAACAAACATCAAAGATACTGCTCATGTTTCATATTGCTTCTGTTTACGTTTGCAAAGATAGATAATATTTTCAATATAAATATATAATTCATATATTAAATATTTATATTTCACGTTTTTTAACTGCATTGTACTACCTTTTCACATTCTACATATTTTATATATATTATAAATACCAACACGTCCATCTTTAATAACTTTTTATTGCTTGTTTGAAATAATTAAAACATAAAACCATTCTATATATAAGTTATTTAGTATATTTGTACCGTAAATAAAAAAAATATCAACTTATATAAAAACAAAACCACTATGGCGAAAGTAATACATGTGCATCTATTAGTAGGAACGCACAACAAACTAAAAGATTTCTACTTCAGTTCGATAGCTGCAGTATACACAGTTCTAACCCCTAAAGAAGTGGGCGCAACTCTAAGCTATCTGCAGCATGCAGGACTATCAGGCAATGACACCGTGATAACAAAGAGAGCCATCATCAAACAGTCAACTCTCATATCTATACAACGAAGATTAATCCAACGCAACGATAGCCAAGGCCGAAAACCATAATCGATCTTGGCTATCGTTGCGTTTCACAACAAGCATCTAAAATTATCAGCCTACTGAAAATGAATTATCAGCCTATTGAAAATCATTTTTCAACCTACAGATAATTTTTTATTTCCTACGAATTGTTTTTCATCCTATCTTTACTTTATTTTTTAGTCACCGATAAAATGCCAGGCTTTGCCATAAGTTTGCCACACTTATGTCTAAGATTTGCCTTATAAATAAAATATTTATTTCCTTGATTTTCATCTACTTACGTAGAAAAATGCCATTTTTATTCTCTTTTATATATATTAAAACACACGTAGGAGAAAAAAATAAAAGAGAAATAATGGAGATTTGTTGTATTTTTGTTTACATCAAAGCAAATATATAAATACACGTTTCCTCGCTCTAATTCTGTTCCATTCAAGCAGTATATCTCAATTTTGGTTATATGTCACGGAGTGACAAAAATGTTATTTTATATATATTTTAGGGTAAAGGGATTTTACTTCTTGTAAAAATATGCACTATCGGGGATAATATCTGCAACTTTCGTGGGTTTATATAGCCCCTATATAGACATATCGGACATTTTGGTTCGTAACTCACTGATAATCAAGTTTGTCCAAAAATGTCCAGTAGCGGACAAAAAATCCATGGCGGACAAAAATGTCCGATAGTGTAAAAATATGGTTTGAAGACTTGGTAATCTCAGATAAAATTAGTAAATTTGCACTATATATTAAATTGGGATATTATGTGCTTTTGAATAGTATGTATAAGATATAATTACCACTTAACGGCAGGCGTAAGCCGTATGTTTGCTTGCGTAAGATTGCGCATAAAAATATGTCCAGCCGCTTGAAGCAGCTGGACATATTGGTTTTATTCAACGAAGAGATAGCTTGCTGAGATATTAGCGTTTATTGCGCATAAACCGTTTGGCTTTTTCAAAGTCTTCGTAAAGACCTCCTGCGCCAAACATATTCGTTTCCGCTTTAATTGGTTTTTGTAGCTGAGCGGTAAATGATTGTATCGCCGGCATCATTGCTTGAAGCGCGGCGACGATATTAGTCATATCGCTTGCGTTGGTTGCTGGAGAAGAAACAGAATCGGCGCGAGAGAAATCGGCAATATTCCCTGAGTCGTAGACCTTGTATGTACGTCCACTCCTATTGCGGTCAAATTCTACAATGTCGCGAATAATATCCGGGCGAGCCATCATCATTGCCGCAGTAGTTTCTCGTCCTATTATCATTTCTGGACCACGCTCAGCAATAAGCGACGGTTTGCCTCCTATCATCGTTGCTATGGGCTCTGTTATTAAGCCTGTAGCGAGTTCGTCGGTAGGTTTTGCTGCATACACTTTTCCGTCGTTGCCGACAACAGGATACGTCTTGCCATCGATAGCTCCACCAAAAGCAGAAACGTTGCCGCTGTCATAAGTCAGCATACCTGTAACGAGCTTTGTGTTTGTGCTCGATGAGGAAGATTTGCCTTTGCCAAACAATTTGCTTAATGCAGAATTAAGTAAGCCCATAAGCAGACCTTGTATGACCGCAACAAGAGGAAGTCCGAAAATACCCAAAGACCCAATGATTTTAGCAGCGCCCGACGCAATACCTGCGAATACATTACCCTGTGCTTCAGCACCAGTAATCTGAGCATCTGCAGCAGCTTGCTCAGTTTTCATTTCAGTAGTCTTTTCGCCTACTGTGGACAAGATATTTGCTTTACCTTGCTCCGCTGTTTTGGTAACTTCAAGTTTTTGATTTGCAGCATCTGTTTCGAGCTTTGTATCTGCTTTGATTTTTTCTTTTTTAGTCTTGTCTTCGTCTTTAGCATCCTTATCTGAAGTTTTCTTTTTCTTCTTAAAGAATGAGCCTAAAGCCTTGAAAACAGACTTGTGAGTAGACTCGTTAGTCTCCTCCATTCCTTCGCCATACGCCTTTTCGCTTTTCAGCATACGCTTATGAAAGAGAGCACGCTGTATTTCCATCTTTACCTGCTGTGCGAGCATATTGATTGTCATTTTGGCAAACGAGCGAATCATGTTTTCAGTAGCCTCTTTAAGAGCGTCACGACCTTCAGAGGCAGAATCTGCCATCTTTACAAAAGCTTCGCCCACAGACTCGGAGAATTGCTGCAGAGGATCAATCCATTGCTGTAACAAGTCTATACGAGCCTTGATAGCGTCGTTGACTTTGTTGGCATAAGCGAGTTCTGCATCCTGTGCCTCACGCTCCGCCTGGCGGATTAATGTCATATCAGCATTAGCTTGACGCATCATTTCGAGCTTTGCCTGGGCAGTACGCATTTGCTCTTCTACCATCATTATATTAGGATTGCCCTTAATAGTGTCTGCAAAGCCATTGTTGCGAGCCATTTCTTTAGTATTAAAGAAAGCACCACTATCACCACGCCCATAAATTCCCTCGACTCCTGCCTGGAGAGATAAACTTCGCTGGCGTTGCTCGGCAGCCGCACCTTGAGGAGAGCGTTCCCAACGTTCAGCAAATACTCGTTTATCTCGGTCGGCATTGGTTTTCATCTTAGCATAGTAATCGTCATCAGCCTTGACAAGAGCAATGTAGAAGTTCAGAATCTCATTGCGATATTTAGGTACGTCGGCAACCCAGGCTTCCATGTCTGGCATAGCTTTAGCCCAAGAAGCAAAGTCTGACTTTGTAGGAGTGACATCCGCATCATCTTTTGCGTTCCACTCGCCATTAGTGACAAATTCTTTTAGCCAGTTGCCCAGAGCCTTATTGTCTTTAACATCGAAGCCATAATTCTTAGCGCCATTCTTGACGAAATCTGTGAGTAATAGATTCTGAATGGTTGGCGCAGAAGACGCTGTAACCGTGACATCAGGAAGGTTCAAAGCCGAGCCATCAAGTTGGCTGTTTTCCTTATGTTTCACATCCTGTCCTGCAAAGAAATTCTTCGGACGCTCAAAAGGAATACCCATATCGAGGAGCTGCTTTGCAAGATCGTCGCTAACATCCTTGACCACATCATACTGGCGGAAGTAGGTGTCTACTGCAGTAATCATCTTGCCTTGTGCTTCAGTTAGTTTCAGGCGATATTGAGCACCTTTTTTATTGATATCGTTAATCACACTACGACCATCGGGCATACCATTGCCTCCTGTAAAGCGAGCAAGCAAATTATATGTTGCAGGACCGTTAAAGTTCTGCATGATCTTCTGAGAAGCATCCGAATTGGCTGATTGGTCAACTCTATCGAAGCCCCACCCTATCGTTTTCTTCATGTTCTCAAAATCATTCTCGCGGCCGCCAAGGGCTTTATGTGCCTCTATCTGCACCTGCAAACGGCGCTGTTCGAGCCACTCCCTCAAAGAATCGGCTTTAACTCGCGTAACTTCGCCATCATTATACATCTGCTCAACAGCATCTTTTTGCAAAGTATAATATTCGTCGATAGCAGAAACAACGGCAGTAGCTTGCTCCTTAGCATTTTTAAAGGCTTCATTGGCTGCCCTGACATCCTCGTTGTGCTCTTTTTTAAGTCGAGCAAGTTCATCTTTGTCGATAGCCTTGTTATCGAGTGAGCCTAAATCCTCAGTAGGTTTATTGTCGTAGAGGTCAAGTCCTGCGTACTTTTTATTAACTCTTTGTGTGCGAACTTGCAAAGAGCCATAAGCACGAAGATAACGAAGAGCGTAGAGAGCGATATCCTGGGATTTTTTATGGTTCAAATCTTCCACATCGTCTTTTGCGCCCATAGTTCTATCGCGGCGAAAAACTGCAGATAGACTATTTGAAGACAATGGACGGTTAAACATTTGATAGTTTAACAGAGACAGCATATCACGAAGTCCCATGCCTCTATGTTCATCATAAAAAGCACGCAATACTTTTGACGAATAGCCAGCTGCTTCTGTACCCTTTACAAAATTATCATAAGAGATTCCTAAATTGCGCTCGTGGGAAGCTGCAGGCACAATGTAATTTTTTACATCTTTTTCTTTGAGTTCGAGATAAGCCTTACGCTGTAAAGCACTATTCACCTCTTCATAAGCACGAGCCAAATCTTGCGCAGTTGATGTTTCTGTAAGCAGCTTTGAGAGATAACCACCAAATTTTTCATTGAATTGTTGAATTGCTACCTTATGTGCATTTGTTCCTTTTGCTGCATAATTGATAGCAGCTGTATAACTCTCTAACTCAGACACACTTTGCGCATAACTTTCCGGCATGCTTTTTATTTCTTTATTAAACCCTCGCATGAAAGTAGTGCCTTCATAAGCCGCCTTTGCCGTTTCATAAATTTTTGAAGCCAGAAATGCGAAAGCTGAAGCCACGGCGACAACAATATTTGCCTTGGTCGCTAAATTAAGAGCTTTGAACGCAACTATTAATCTTCGGATTTTAAAACCTAAAGATGAAACTGCTGACACAAGAGAGGTTATAGTAGCAACAAGGCCTTGTGCGCCTAAGCCTAATATTATTGAAGGCATAAGCGTAATAAGAGCTTTGAATAATGTTATCAGCGACGAAAATGCAAGTTTGAGAGTTGTGACGACTATTGTGCTTGAAGTAAGCTGTTTGCTGAGATCGTACCACGTTTTCGACAACTCTTTTACTACGTCTACATTATCTTCATTCACAAAAGTCTTCTGCCATAGATTATTTGCACGTTCCATCAATGCCTGTGACGTTTCCTGCTGTATAGCGTACTCGTCAAGTACGGCAGTACCCTCTCTGTAAGCCTCTGTAGATGTGCGGATATGCTTTTCAAGCATATCTACATTCTTCGCCATGGCCGTCATAACATTCATAAGTCGTGCGCCATCAGAACCAAGGTCTTTGAATATAGGAGCAAGAGCATTCATGTTACCGAGGTCGTGCATCTTGTGGAAGATTTCGAGAATTGCGTCCATAGCCCTACCCTGCTTAAAATAATCATTGATAGTACCCTCTGGTATCTTTAAGACTTTTTCAATCAGATTATGATTCTTCTGCAAAGAAGAAAAAAGTTTGGTAAAGGCAGTAGCAGCAACTTCAGGAGCCAAATACATAGCATCGCTGGCAGAGCCGAGGGCTAAAAGTTGGTCGGTGGTGACACCTGCAACCTTAGCCATCGCTGTCAATCGCTTCGCAAACTCTACAATGTTAGTTGATGTTGCCGTACTCGTAGAAGAAAGGCGGAAAAGAGAAGAACCGACTTTGTTCATTGCTTCCTCTACATTCATCTGCTTCAGTAATCCCATATTCTCTACAATCTTACTCAAAGCGGTAAGAGCATCAGCTCCCATATCTTCTTTGAGTGCAACATTTACGACATTTGCGGCACGAGTAAACTGAGCTAATTGGTCAACACCTCCTTCACCAAAACCAAGTTTTGCGCCTGAATAAGCGATATCGAGCAATTCGGTTGGCGCAGTTCTGGTGTCTTGCTTATAGATTTCTTTAGTGAGCTGCTTAATATCTCCCATTGGCAAATTAGAGACCTTGCGGATATTCGCCATCTGGTCAGAGAGCTTGTTATTAAGGCTTATCACCTCTTCTATCTTACTCTTGACCAAATTCATCATCCCAAACACACCTGCATAAGCAAACATATTACGTATAGTAGTTTTCCACGCAGAGCCATGTTCGCGGACAGCATTAGTATTCTTGTCTATTTGCTCTTGAATTTTAGCAAGGTCAGACTGAGCTTTAGCAAACTGCGGATCATTAGCGGCAAGAGAATCGCGGAAGCGACGAGCTTCAGTAGCAGCTCGACGAAGTTCACGAGTAGATGTAGATGCAAGATTTTCGACAGCATTCTTAATACGTGTTGTAGCAGAAACCGTTTCTTTCTCTGCGTTATTTGTCGCGCGTATCATTTGATTTAAGAATTGGGCTCTTTTAGAATTGCCTTTTCCTGCAGCCTCCAATTGTTTCAGCTCAGCCTTCCAACTTTTAGTCTGAGCGCGGAGCTGCTTCATCATATTCTCTGCCTGTTTAGCATTCAGAATTACCTGAATGCGTGTAATTACGTCATTTTGTGCCATGTTGTTTTTATATAATTCTATCCAAATTTAACTATTTGCGACAGAGAATTAAGGACAAAGCCTTTTTGTCCGTTTGATTTAATACCTTATATATATATTTGCATAACAAAATATAAACATCATGGCAGAGGTTAAAACTATTCAAAAAGCAGTTTTTCCGTTATCGTCGATAATAAAAACGTATATGCAGCAGACAACGGACGATATTCAAATGAATATCAAAACGCAAAAAATATGGCCATACGAGGTATATCCTGGATATGCAGAGATAAACGAGCAACGTAAAGAGAAAAATCAATGGCATTCTACTGGCGAAGGTGCCAAGAGTATCAGAGGACGCATAATTAGTGCAACACCTGATTATGTTCATGTGGAATTTACAATGCTGCAGCACATGAGATTTGCAGACATGGGTGTTGGTCAAGGCACATCATACGAAGATGTGCAGACGCAAAGAAAAGCTAACTACCGACGCAGATACATCCGTAAATGGAACCGATTTTACGAAGGTTTGAGTCACCGTCCTGCCATTATGATGACTATAAGACATTTAGGCTTCAGAATGGAAAAATATGTCGAGAACTTCTATGGTAAATCACATGTATCTGAAGTGTTCGCTTTTCCACAAGATCCTATTTATATAGATATATAAGTTAATAAAAACATGTTTTCATATAATCAACACAACATAAAAACATTATATTATGGGAATATTTAGCATATTTAAAAGCAAAAAGCAACGAAAGTTAGACGAAATAGCAAGAGTGTCGAGTGTCTTTAAAACTCTCTTCGAGCTTCAAAAAGACGGATTGATATTATGGGAAGGCGAAAAAAGACGATTGTATATCGAGCAGCCTTTAGCTATATTAATGATGAGCAAAGAATGTAAATGGCGTGCATTCTTACACAACTGCTATCTTTGGGTATATTACCAGGAATGCGAGAGTACGGTAGAGAGCTATATGGTAGAGGAAGAGCTTAAAACTGTAAGACGTGCTAAAAAGGTATGTCCGAACCTTAGCGTGCGAGATATAAACCGTATTAAAGCTGCCAAGCGAGAGGAAATAAGTTTTAGCGATATAGAAAAAATAGCTCCAGAGTTAAAAGCCTTTGAATTTTTCATTATTCGGAGAAATAGCGAGGCGTTACCTGGCAAGGGTACTGAAGGGGGCGCGGGGGAAACAGTAGCTGGCGGAGAGCTGCAGTGCGTCGGGCAATATAATCCTGAATCAAAAACTTTCGAGATTGCGCTTTGGAAAGATGTTGAAAAATTCATCCACCAAAACAAACAATAAAAAAAAGAGCAGCCTTCACAGGTGGCTCTTTTCGCTATTAAAACAACCTATTAACATTATTATAACACCACTGTTGCTATCTTGGTTCGCTAACCTATGACTTGTGCAATAAAAATGTAACTATGAAACATACTAACTAAAAATGTGACTATTTATATTTTACCGTAGAGATGCAAAGAGGACGAGGTTGTTTAACCTCGAACTGAAAAGCAAATATCCACCAGCCTGACTTAAATTGAGGCAGACTACCCCATTGACACGTGGTGAGGTCTATACCGCGTAGCGTATTACGGATGTTGCCAGTAATAGGGAAAACACCTTCCTCGGTTGTGCCGATGGTTAATGATGGCAGACCTTTATTCGCTGCGGAATTTAGCGCCTGAAGAAAAGCCATAAAATCTTCGCATATCTCAGCCAAATCGACTTTGCATTCTGTTGCAGCTTCATCATCCGACTTAAAAGTAGTTCTGTTGCCTACTGTGCGCTGTTTTATCAAAAAGTATTCTGTGTGCAAGTAGCTTATTATCTTATCATTGTTAGACAAGAGTTTTGCATCGACGAGAGTACTATGCGCCATACAAGGCGAAGCAGCGGTATTGACATTGCGCACAAACTCGTTTTCTGCATTCAGCGTATCTACACGATAAAACGTTTTGTGTTTTTGCGTCGGGTCTGCGCTATGCGACAAAGGCTTGTAGATGCGAGCCCACTGCTCAAATATCTTATCAATTCTCTCCATTGCGACGTGAATGTATTGCTTGTTTTATTTTTTCAAAAGTGTCTTCGTCCACATTCAAGTGACGTTTAGTTTTATCTTGCAGTATTATCTGACAAGCTTTAGCCCAAGCGCGACCATTGCAAGAACTTTCGTTTTCTAAAATACTTACAAATTCAACACCACAGAATATAGCGGCAATATATGCTGCAAGATGTAGGTTGCCAAGATGAGCAAGTAACCGTTCGTCGATAAGGTCGGCAAGAACTATGCAGGCAAACACGACCATCAGGTCATAAAGCATCTTAGACATGTGTGACGACTTTAATTTGCCATCAGCGGCTTCGGCGGTATACATCCTGCGTATTCGCCGATTCAGGCGCCAGGCAGTTATACAGTCAATAACAACTGCGTACACACACACATAGAAAATCTGTAAGCTCGGCTCTATGGTATACCATAATGCAGCCAAGCCACCTGCCACAACGCGCGTTATCGTTGGGACAAAGTTTGCGAAAGTTGGATATAAAGCGTTTTGCATCATTTATTATTTTATTTAGTGCAAATATACAAAACGCTTTATTTATGATAAGGACAAAAATTAGTCATCAAAATCGAAATCGAAGAACAACTCTGCAGCTTAACATCTAATTGCGAATTAATAAACTCATTATTATTATCCATTTTCTGTTTTAAGTTTTATCACGAAAAAGTCCGTGCCTAACCATTCATCAGGACATAAGCCCATCTTCGGCTACCGATAGAAATACTCTCAATTTCTTTTTCTATTCGTGGACTATCCTTACGACGTCCATTAATAAAAAGAGCGTGAGTAAACTCTTTAGCATGATGCGGAAAACGGTTCATCCAATATGGCTTAATCACCCGATAATCCTCAGTCTTCTCGCCAGACACAATCATATCAAACCATTGCTTTTTAATCGTGAGTGTCAAAACTTTCTTTTTCATTTTTTTTCATCTTTCATATTTAACTTGTTTAAAATTCATGTTTGTCGCAAACCAAGGCGAAAGAAGTTTCTTGCTCGTCATTGCAGCACCATCCTATGCCTTTCTCCACATTGATGCAGTACCAAAAACAGTTACCGCAATACCTTTCGTTATCTTCGTATTCCATAAGCATAACTATATCTTTTTTAGTTTTATCTTTATTGCATTCAGATTTCTTTCACCTCCATTCCAAAAGCATGAACGTCTAAGATAGAAAGGTTGACCTTTAAGCCAAGGGAACTTATCATAGAAAGCCTTCCATTTAGCCATTCCTGCCTTCAAAGAAGGCACTTCTATACAGCTTCTAACATAGCAGCTACCAAAGACTAATGTATTATCACAAACATCTTTATCCATAACTATTCCTCCTTAATTCCAAATGGAGTGCCATCGTAGAAAGTGTTGTCTTGATAACTATTTTTTGACGCCAACAGGATGGAGCTGCCATCCTTATCTGCCAAGCCTACATAATAGTCATTAACATAAACGATATTAAAATATCCTTCTTTGCATTTTATCCACCCAAACGGCTGATGTTTCAGCATTTCCTTCCAACACTCTTCTGCATTGGCAAAAGGTCTGTACCCAGGCTTTGGCTTAATGCGATACTCCCTTTTATTTGAAAACGAAAAAGCGTCCATTTCCAACCAACCATTAGGAAATTCTAAACCTCTTATGGTACATGGTTTTAATCTATACTCTATAGCCTCTCCTGCGGCAAATGCCTGAATAATAGGCAATAAATCTGCTGCTTATTTACGATTCATAGTTTATTTCCTTTCTTTTTGTTAATTGCTTTTAATCTCCTACGCTCTTTTCTATTGAGAAAACGAGGTATATCAGCATCGAAACTTTCTTTGTTGTCAAACTTTCTCACTGCAGCATCAAAGTCTGTTTGTTGATAATTATTTTGAAGTGCTTCTATCAAAGTATCCAAACCTAAATCATGAAAATTGTGAATATTCGTTTGTTGTGGCATGTCAATCCTCTAATTCTTTTATTAGTAAATTACTTTCCTTACAAAATGGCTTATAACCATTTTTCAGATACCATTTTAAAACAAAACTCTCGGATTCATCTTTATTAAATTCCAAACCGATAGTCTTCACTCCATTCATCTTAGCTTGATACTCTGCAAGTTGTAATAGATGCTTTGCAGTACCACATCTTCTATGAGTATCATCCACAAAGAGTGCATATATTAGAGCATCAGCTTTGCCAAAAATATCACTAACATATAATGGAATGGATATTTGAACCGAACCATGATTCTCTTCATCAGTTATTAAAATTCTAATTTCATCCTTCCATGTCTGCTTTTGTATCATAATCAATCCTCCTTATTACTACGGTTTAAATATATCTTCATTTAATTTAAACTGCTTTGATAAAAATGAATCATTCTTTATCAAATTAATAATTTCTTCCTCTGTATGAACGCCTTTCCAAAACAGTTCGGTATGACTACCAGCTCTATCATCATCTACAGAGAACGGGACACCATAATTTGTATAAACCTCTCCGTAATGTTTGATAAGGTGGTGACCAGGATTCTTTCTTATATAATTTATCCAAGCATCATTGTCGCACTGACACCATGTCTCGTATTCAGTCTCTGTCAGAGTTTTATCAATGCCAATAGGAGAATGCCCAGAACACCCATTTGTTCCAAAGTAAATTATCTCTGCCATATTCTCTTCTTTTTACCCTCTCCCTTTTACAGGAGAGGGAGGTTAAATTTAAAGATTACCTGATGTTCCGTCCCAAGAATATACAAACTCTCCTAAGGATTTCCAACCTAAACAAATTTCTCCATGCTTTCTATAATCACAAGTATTATAGCTTTTACATTTAGAGCAATCTGGCTTACTCATCTACAACCTCCCAATCTTCCGCAAATACATCAGATGAAGAAGGACCCCAAGAATCAGCACGACCATCAGGATTGATAATCAACATCTGATTGGTGTAGTCAATATGAGGGTTTTCACGACTCAGCAGAATGTTCTTGACAGACTGAGGGAGCGACTGCATATTAGGAATGATGTCACCAGTGATATGAGCAGGAACTTGCTTCACAATAAACAAGCCCTTACCATTCCATCCCTTGCGTCTTACTGCAAGACCGGCTTTTAAGCAATGTATAGCACCGCCAAAGTTCATTACTCCAACCTCATGATAAGCTTTCTCGAATACATCTTTAGGAGACCAACTTTCATAGCCACCTTCATAGACAACTTTATAGCCATCTTCACGGTTCATTGACCTTGGCACAGCTTCATCTTTAAGATACACTTTGCCCATAACTCGCCACGCAGGAGTGGCATTTACAACTTTTGTTCCAATATACTTTTTCATATCAATTTATTTTATGTCCTCATAGAGGATTATTAGTTACTAAAGCTCATCAAACTCTTTCTGATATCTCTGTTTTGTTTCATTCAGAAGCTGATTGAATTTAGTTTAAAACTCTTCGTCACCTTCTGATAATCCATAAATACTGTGAGCAATGTTTGTCGAATAAGAAGACATATTTAAGAGTTCGTCTACTTTAGGAATTAAACTCTTAGCTAAAAGATTAGCTCTTTCTAATTTATTTATATCCATATTACTATCTATTTATCCTTTGCAGGATGGTTAGTTACTCTACTACTTTCTCAAGGAAAAAATAATCAATCCCCCAAGCTTCGTTTACATCTTTGTAAGGTTCTCCGTTTTTCTTTATTTTTCGGATAAGAAAATGAACTCTGATTTCATTCTTGCGAAGGGACATAGCATCTATAAGACGTTCTATGAAAAAGATATTGCCATTTTTATCTTTCACTTTGTCACCTTCCTGAAAAGGTAACAAACTTAGAAAGTCGTTCATTATATCATTCTTCTTTTTACGAATCTCTGATATTTGAGAATCCGCCAACCTTAAACAACCTTCTATATTCTGTAATTCGTTGTATAATTCTATTTTTGTCATATTAAAAAAATTATGCCCGAAGGCGGTTAACAGTCATAAACACATAATCCACATCCAAGATATGGCTATGAGTACAAAACACATAATCAGTCCTATAACAAGGCACAAAGCTATAATATCATCTTTGTTTACTTCAAACGTCAGGACCGCTTTTCTACCTCTTCTTAAATTTACCAACATAATCAGTCTTTAATTAAGTTGAGTTTTAATTCCTCTAATTCTATAAGAGCATCTCCAAGAGCATTATGAGCATTATTATTCTCACAGACTTTCCAATCTTTTACCAACTCCTTAGCTGTTCTTATGTCTCTTGGTTGCCAAAACTCCCAGGGAGTTCCCATATTAAGATACTCGCATATATCTTTAATACAAAATAAATCCATTGCCCCTTTAGTCCACACTATAGTATCTCCTGTATTGTATCTATTAAAGATTTGATATAGCTTATCTACTAAATATTTGTAGCTATAGACAATATGAGTAGGCTTGTTACTTTCTGGACTATTCTTTTGCTGCATCCACCAGAGTAAAGTTTCTCCAGAGAATGTTCTTTCACAAGTATTCCAAATTTTAGGATCTGTTTGTATCAGATAACGGTCTAATACATCGAAATTTTCATCTGCTAATACTATGCCAACTTGAGTAATAGCAGCATCATTTCTTCTACCTAATGTTTCTAAGTCTATTACAATATGTCGTGCTGTTTTCATAATCTATCAACTTGATTTATAAAAATTAAACCATACCTTGTTGCTTACTCTTATAAATATTACCTTTAAGGTCAAAATAAGCTCGTCCTTTTTGACTGAGCTTTTTGTACCGTGGGTTATTTATTTACTTCAGTAAACACACCATCAATTAATTGATAATATGTATCAGCTTTAATGTTTTCTCCATCTACATATTCAGTCTTTACGCAAACAGGAACGTAACGACCTTTCCCTTCACTATATACCCATTCAGAAAGGGTAATCCATGAACCTATTTTTGCTTTTGCCATAGCTTTACAGCCAGCACACATAATTACAGAATCTGAGCCTGTACTATCAATCTTAGCAAACTTGCCCGAAGAGCTTATTTGAGCAAAGTCGCCAAAAGAACCTATCTTGGCGAAGTCACCCGAAGAGCCTATTTGAGCGAAGTTGCCCAAAGATCCTATCTGGGCAGAGTTACCGCTCGAACCTATCTCAACAGAGTCACCGCTCGAACCTATCTTAACAGAGTCACCGCACGAACCTATCTGAGCAAAGTTACCGCTCGAACCTATTTGAGAATAGTCACCGCTCGAACCTATCTGAGCAAAGTTACCGCTCGAACTTATCTTAGCAGAGTAACCGCTCGAACCTATATGAACATAGTCACCGCTCGAACCTATCTTAGCAGAGAGACCGTTCGAACCTATCCAAACATAGTCGGCGCTCGAACCCATCTGAGCATAGTCACCACTCGAACCCATCTGCTTTCTTCTTTCGCCATTATCATTAAGAGAGGTGCCTGTTTTTACCTGAGATAGCGATGTGATGTCTTTTAGCCATTCTATTCCTATGTTTATGATGTCGGCAAGTTTCAATTCTGCCTTGATTCTAATGCGTGACGAACAAACCTTAGTAGTGTTTTCATCTCTATCAATAATACCAGATTGCTCTACCTCTGCGAAACGAGATTTTAACATGTCGTAGTGATCAAAAACCTCTAATGGGGATTCACAAGCGTTAAAACCTCTTTCGCCACATTCTATATGTCCTTTCATTTTGTATTCTTTACCCAATTCATACTGAAAACCACTACAAGAGAGCGAAGAATCGAATGCCTTATATGATTTTATAATTTTTTCTTTCATATATATGTAATAGGTTTGTTATTTTATATCTATGCCAAACAATTCAAATAAGAACTTATAATCCTATATTACAAAAGCCTTTTTCTTGCATTGTAAATCATGTTATATTCTATTTTATTTTTCATGTTCCGTCCTCCAAATTAATCTATACTTATTGCAAAGATTGCAAAAGATGTTCCTTAACCAAATAGTCATTACAATCTTTTGGGATATGATCTGCTAAATCTTGCCAATAACAATTATTGTCATAATAGCAACTTTGACACTTTTTAATTTTAGGATTCATATTATTTATCATTTAACTGAATAAGAGCTTCTTCACATCGCTCTATATTCAAATCCATATATGTAATAAGTTGCTCATCTTGTCCAGCGTACATACCCTTCGTAAAAAAAAGAGCATCCTTAACCTCTTTAATTAATTCAATAGCCTTGCTTTTACTCATAGTCCTATATATTTTTACTCTTTTGCCATTTATTATAGCCATCTCTTTCTACCATAAGGTCCCAAAAAGATGATATAGGAGCATCCATATCGCCAAAATAATAAGAGGCGCAATTAACACTTGTCTGATTAAACGCTATGGCTTCTATATTTTCAACACTATGTTCTTTTATATAGTCGCTCAACATTTGATATTGTTGAGGATAAATACCTCCGCACTCATCGCCAATAACTTTAAGGCATGCCAAGTAATCAGGAATATCTGCGCCAATGACCATTGCAAAATCAAGTGTAGAACGAAATACCATCATCTCCTCATAAGAAAGCCGTGGATCATGTTGTAAGCCTAAGATTTCTTTTCTTCCATCAGTAAACCAACGGCTAACATATTCACCTTTTTCTCTTTTTTCTATAGCAAAAGCCATAGGTGTACCATCTTTTTTTTATAGGAACATAAGAAGGAAGATATTTCTTCTCAAGATACGACCAAAGGAAAGGCATTCCACCCCACGCGTTAGGAACCTCAATAGCTAAATTCCAAAACTTATCATTCTTATTCTTTACATATATTTCGAACATAGCCACTTTATACTTTATCATTATGTCTCAACATTTCTACTTACGTTTTTTTAAGTCTTCTGTTATGGTGGTATAAAACTTATTTCCGACAACCTTATACTTAAAGCGCTTATCAGAAAGAAAAGCCCCTAATACATTCATAGTTGGCATAGCATTGGCACTTTGAAGAGGAACCAGGCTAAAACAAGCCATTTTTTCATCCCAAACAACTTCCGTGATTGACTTTGTTGTTTGATTTTGAATGTAATCATGCTCAAAGATCTCTCTACCATCACAATCTTTAAGACCTGTAAATTGTTCAACAGTCTCAGGTCTAACTAAGCGGTAGTCTTTCCATTTAGCAGAATCATCTATTTCTAACAAATACGCAATATTGTTCATAACAGATGATGGAATCAAAATACCTTCGCCCCATTTATCTTCTCCTTCAAATTTCGCTCTAAATTTAATAGTTCTCATTTCATTTTATTTTTTAGTTATTAATTCGTATCGTTGCCATCCGGCAGCCCAATCTACAGGTGCTTGATTACAACAATGGAAAGATGTGTTCACATTATATGAAGCAGCTCGAAACATATCAAGTTCCTCCTGAGTAAAAGGACAATCCTTGTTTATTCACTTCATTTTCGTTTTTTTATTCTGCGGTTCTTAGGTCTTCGTTTTGAATTTTGAAGAGCTTGACCATAAAATTTTGGACCGCTAAAATGCAAATCACATTGATGACTCAATCTTACAAGTTTATAAATATCTTCATAAATCATAGTTTTTATTTTTTTATGGATTAATACAATCGTGCTCTACTATCGCTCATATCATCCATGGTTTTTACACGAAACCATTTTTTCGGTCTGTTTTTATTACTATAGACTGCAGCATAACCAATATATTTATGGCAAGCAAGGTGATAAGGCGAGATGCTACCGCCAAAAAACTCTGAACTTTCTTCGCGGCAACTATATTTGTTGTGGCAATAAGATATACAATTATTGCATACTGGGGGGGTATGACTCATAGTTTTGTCTCCTTTTATAATAATGTTTAGTCGGTTGTTTTCCTCTTTTTTAGAGTCTCAGACACAAGTAAAGTTCTCAAAGCTTTCAACTCTTTGCGAAGTTTTATGTTTTCGCTTTGCAATTGCTTTACTTGATGTCTAAAACTCAATTCATCCAAATCTTTATACATTATATTGGCTTATAAATTAAGCAACATAGGCATAATAAGTAGAGTAAGTCTACTGTCTTCGCTATCTTCCTCGACAATCATAGGTCTATCACAAGAGATAAATGATAGCTTAACATTCTCGGTTTGAATATCAGACAACATGCTTAACATGTGTCCTGTATGTACTCCTATAGATTCAGGCTTAGTCACTCCCTTAATTAATACATAGTCGGTTGTTTCTTGTGCCTTGTTTCCAAAGGCTATATCTTCTGCTTCAAGATTTAGGCACATTGTCCCAAAAGTCAACTTTATTATATTAGAAGCTTGTGAAGCAAACAACTTGACAACCTTTAAAGAGCGACGGAAAGCTGCCAAATTCAAGATTGCATATTTCTCGCAATTTTTAGGTATCACAGCATTATAATTAGGGTATCTACCTTCCATTATTCTTGCAACAAGCAAAGTTGAACCCGAAATAACCTTTATAGCGGTATCAGATACCATGATCTGAATATCTTCTGCATCATCTACAACATGCTGCAACACTGCAACTACATTACGAGGAATATTAAAACCATACGATCCTTCTTTGTCATCTGCAGACTCACGAACTATAATATTCCGATACATATTACATGAGTCTGTACCAACTACTGTAAGCATCGTGGGTGTTATATCTACACGCACACAACTTAAAATAGGTCGTGCAGAGTTATTATCTAAGTACTTAGAAGCTTCCTTTATATAAGAATAGAAACGTTTGCCAGAAGCCACAAGACTATGCTGATACCCTGAAAAAACGAGAATAGGATAATTATCAGCTTCAAATATTGGTGTCACAAACTGCTTGGTCTTTCCATTCTCGTCAACAACACTAAAGGTAATGCGTGCAGACTCAAAAGAAACGTCTACAGAAACATCTTGATCCGGATAGAATTGAAGTACTGGCAAGATTCTTTCAGTAGGCAGACAGAAATCTTTCCACCCACCTTGCTCTATGCTAAGTTGCAACGGTAATTCCAACCATCGTTCGGAATCAGAACCTATAACATGTATCTCACCATCTACCTGGTGGAAATACACGCAGCGCAATATAGGTAATGTTGTCTTTACTCCTGCGCATGCAGCTCCAGCCTTTGCTAAAGCATTATATAATAATGTTGTATTAATTTTAAAAGTCATGATGATAATAATCTAAAGTTATGAGATTTTTTAGAATGGAAGGTCATCCTCATTGTTGCCCGATGTCTGCAGAGGATTACCATCGGCATCAAGTTGCGTAGATGGTTTCCAAGTCGTAGGAGCTGCTGCCTGAGCTTTAGGTACTGGAGCATCAGCCAACTGACCTTTAGGCTCGTGCATCCACACCGAAGAACAAAGAGTAATATTAGACTTATTACCAACAAAAGCCTTCAACTCTTGTTGCTGTTGCTCTGTAAGAGTATCTGGATTCAAGTCAGAATGTTGAGCGAAGTAGAGTGCTTTAGCGCGATCAACCAACTTTTCTCTATATTCCTGTGTTAGCGATAGGCTAATTCTATGCGAAGGAACGTTGTATACCGTGATTGGCTCCCCAGCCTGTATTCTATTCTTCTCCCACCATTTCACAATGCCTTTGCTTGCTGGACCCATATAAATATCCATATTCACATGGGTCGTACCTTGTTTATCGACACTTACTTTAATTTGGTTCCAGTCAAGTGGAATACAAATATACGCCCTCTTTGGTGCATCAGAATCGATGCCTTCCAACAACTTAGCGCCGATAAGCGCCATTAAATCTAATTGTCCGCTAAATGTTGCCATAGTTTTTTATTAATATTGTTCAATAATTAAAATGGTAAATCTTTATCATTAATTTTAGATGCCATAGACCCGTCGCCTGCAGGTAACACGCCGCTAAAGCCCGATGACCTCTTGCCTTGTTTAAAGTCTGTATATGCCCTCCATCTCTCTCTCTCTTCGTCAGTAAGTTCATAAGGATTACCATCTTCGTCGAGTATAGGATCAGGATCAACACCCTTAGCAATAAATGCTTTATATCTGCGTTTTTGTTCCTCGTAGTCGGCAGGAATGTTCGGATCATCCGCTTTGTATATGAAGATAACCTTACTGTCTTCAATCTCGCGTATTTTCTTAGCGTGCACCGTAGGGTCATTCTCCCACTCTTTGCCTACAAAATAGCTCTGTATCTTCCATGCCTTCAGTCGGAAGGTACCTGCCTTGAATGTATGTACAAAGCTGCCATCACTACGTTGTCTTATCTGCGGCGGATTCACCACCATGTTATGATCATTACAGAATATCTCGACTTTCTTTCTGAACGAATCAGGCGAATATACAGACTCTCTCTTTTCGCTCGTATTGACAAAATCCATGTATTCGACGAAGCAAGAATCAATGTCAATAGGCACACCATACATTTGCTTATCCTCCATTCTGGCGAAGAAGTCTTTCTGCCATTCCATAAAGCTCTTGCCATATTCTTTTTCTTCCGTTCGCTCAATGGCTTGCTCTGTAGGTATGTTTATAATTGTATTATAACGCATTATCATCTGTACACCTATAGCACATATATACGCTATCTGATTCCTACTGCTTGCAGACAGATATTCCGGATTAGACGTAAAATCCTTCATTATCTCTACAGGGTCTCGCGCTCGTTGGCTCTTCAGCACGTTCTCACCACAGAATCTGTCTGAAAAACCGCACAAGGGGAAACGACGTGTGGTTGAGTTCGACATATCATTAAGAGCGTAATTGCTACTTATAATTAATCCTGGAGCCTCTTCATGAGGTAACGTTATAGGGTTCTCAAACTTGCGCTGATATTTAAATCCACTGGTCACATAGTTGTAAAACGTCTGCATATTCTGTTTCTCCTTCAAGTCCTCGATATGGACCACACGATGATGTCGCGGGATCAATTCCGAAAACGCAAAAGATACTTCCTTCGTGGGGATAATGCTCTTAGCATCTACGGTGAGTATATATCCACAACAGCCCATAAAGGTATTCACGAATGTAGACTTACCCGAACCTCCTTGTGCTCTCTGGCCTTGCTGGATGCTATTCTCCATCAGGTAAGGTGCACAATACGAGGAATTACCATGGTAACGGAATAACGGACGAGCCAAACAGAATAAGAGGTTTGCTAAGTGAGCATCTACTATGGCAATCTGGTCTTTGGTCAGATCTTCCCCTCGATGTTTTCGTTTTTTTTCCTCTTGCCAATATTCATTGGCAAATCCTCGCAACACAAGCAACGGTGGCCACCACTCTCTCAATGGCTTGCCACGAAAATCAAACTTCCATCGATAAACCTTTGCCCAATTTTCGAGTCTATCCTCTTCTGCTTTTATTTGTTCGTCGGTATATGCAGGTTTCCCGTCTTCAGTCTTTTGATTTCGCCAGGTTTCAATCTGCTCTTTTCGTTGTCGGTATTCCGGATTCTCCTCTATAGAGAATGGCACGTTATTTCCTAAGAAGGGTGTATGATAATCCCATGGCAGCACCTCACTTCGATTCACAAAATGATTCAAGGAATTATATGCCACAGGTTGTATGCTGTCAGGCGTAATTCTTAGAGCGCAATTGCGATAATAGAAGTAATCAAGTTTCTCGTTATATGCAGCTCTGTAGTCAATCTCTTGCAATGGCAAGCCATCAATGGTTTTATCACTAATTTCTCGTGCTTTTTCTATTGCATCGCAAAGTTTCTCAAAGTCGGTGCTGTCTGGTCTTGCCACAGTTTTTGCATATTCACGCAAGCACTGTCTGGTAGCAGATACCATACTTTTTCTATCCAATTCGTCAAAGAATGGAAAGTCTAAATGATAGAATCTACCGACCTTATCTATAGAGTCTTTGTTTTCTACCACACGGCAATAACCTTCTGAGGCCATAAACTCCCAAATAGTGGCAGCGTTCACAACCCAATAGTCATCTTTTGTTTCGCCATTCTTATCTTTCTTGGCTACATGCTTTAATGGCGATGAAGGCAAAGCGGAAATGATAGACGAAAGAAAGAATCTATTGATATCGTAATCCGAGGTAAAAGCCTGCTCCTTATCCATTTTAAAAACAAGAAAGAAGTCTCGCACGGAATTTACAGCATGCTGAAATATCCTTGAACGAGAGCAATGACCGCTAACATCAAAGAATGCTTCAGGTAACGCTGCACGATATATCTCACGATATTTTTTTCCTATCATCCTCGCCTCGCGAATACTCGCAGAGTCGTTGGGAAATAAGGTATATATACGATGAGCAAAACCGTGCATTTTACTATATTGATGTGCAGAAAAAGAAGTACTGGCATAATTGAAACACACATGATATGCCTTACCTGCATAATCCTTGCTGTTTGGATAACTTGCTGACAAGGCATTAAGGTGATAATATGTGCTAATGGCGTCTGCTATCGTCTTGCAAAATATTATATTGTCGGCCTTAATCTCGTGAGGTTCCATCGTTACGGTTATAAGCTCTTGCTTACCGTTTTCTTTCACATGCCACATTTCTTTAAGTGGGCGATAGTCTTCTGTCAATCCAAATTCTTTGAGTGCATCAAGATAACCTGTATATTGTCCTACCTTGTTTTTAGATCTCAATTCGAGAGAACGGATGAAAACTTTATCTCCACCAAGCCAACGACCAACTTTAGTTGTCGTAATATCTTCGTTTTTCGAGAACACTACATTTGCAAAGCCAGGCATTCCAGGACGGAATACGCAGCCTGTTTTCTCTTCAGCATCTGCAAAACAAATAAATAAAGGATTGAATGGCGTAGATATTATTCTCTCTGAAATATACTCACCATCTCTACGAATTTGGGGCAACACACATTCTGATAATGCGTAAATACGAAAATCACTATGCAGCATGTTAGGAGCAAACCATTGAGCATTATCGCTGTTAGGGCAAGCAAAACCTAAACGTGTCACACCATTCTTATCTAAATAGACGCTACATCCAAGAGCCTGAAGTTCTTCAACGTTAAAACCAGGTTTCCTATAGTACGTCAACACCTGCTGAGGTGCAACATTCTCACGATAATCAAATCCATTATCTAAGATGTCGGCACCCATTCCTGCCAAGTCTACCAGCTCTTTGCACATTTGCTTCAAGTCGGCACCAAGCATAGGTCGGTTACTTACATCCGCCAACAACTCCAATACTCCATAGCCCTCGTGCCCGTTTTCAGTATTGCGCCATTTGTTTACAGGCGTATCATACAATCCTCCCTTCTTGTTTTTATACACGATGATAGGCTTCTGTGAACCATAGCGGAAGCACACCTGCTGCTCAGGGTCTTTCTGCTCCACAGCTGGAACAGCAACAAGAGCCATTGGCAGAGCTGCAATTTCGCTAATATAGGCATCGTGATATATAATAGAAGTTGAGGGAGTCATAACGTTTACGAACTTAACGAGAAGTTGTTTTTTTAATTTATAGATTTATAACCTTGGACAATGAGCAACGTTCTACTTCGGTTGCCTTGCCATATTTTTTTAGAAGATGGTCGAGAAGTAGAGCCACAGAAGAAAACGACATAAAATCAGGATTGTAATCTATCAGCTCAACCTCAATTCTATGCGTATTGCTGGAATGGCGAATAGGCAGAATCAACTCTTTACTGATCTTATAGTCTTTAGCTATACCATAAGACTTCAACTTAGCCACCATGAGGTCGAATATCATGGTGGTCCATCTCATTTCTGCAAACGCAAAAACGAAAGTTGGATTAGGATAATTGGAGCAAGGCTTAGTTATAAAGGCATAATAAACCTTTCGCTCTAAGTCTTCTACATTGCACCTATTGCGCTTATCTATTCGATTGCCTGCCCATTTTTTCTTTGGGTTTGTAGTTTTCTCTTCCATCGTAATAAAGTCGTTTCCGCAACTATATCTTAGTTGCCAAGATTGCAATATTCTGTCAATATCGACTTAATACCGCGTTTTTCCCAGTTTTGCCAATCTTCATCCATAAATCTGCGCTTTACTGTTATCTGGCTTGTCATGCCAGCATCGCACATATAATCGTAAAATTCGCCTTTGGGAATTTTCAAATCTTCAATCAGCGACATAAAAGACCGCTTATCTTTACGCCATGCCTCCAGTTCTGGATGTAACTTGGCGAAGCCATCCTTCAGAGCATCGACTCCTGTTATCATCCATTGCTTGAAACCGATGTAAAACAATCGATTGCGAAACGTAGATATCTTAAAGCCATGCTGCGCCATGGTGGCAAACAACATGCTTCGTTCTGTATCAAGCAACGTCTTACTATTGAGCGTAGTACACGGAGTAAAAACCTTATCAAAAAAACCTTTTTTCAACATATTTTAGCTATCTTTGTGGCAAAGATATACAAATAAAACGATAACAAACTTAAATTCATATATTAAATATTTAGTATTAACGTTTCTTAACTACATAATACTATTATCAACATATTTAATATACTCGCTATCTTCGTATAATGCCATTAGAAAATGTAGGAAACCTTAGAAAACAACTATATTATACACAAAAAAAATCAATAACACAACTATGAAAAAAATTAAGTTTGACACGACCGTCTTTAAAAAATGGATAGACATGAATAGACTATCCAGGTCGAAGGTTATCAATGCGATTGGGCAACGCGACGCTAATAAGGTTGGACGTTGGGAACTCGGACAGGTTATAGGTACTGAAGATCTGTTGGCTCTGTGCAACTGCTATAATCTGCAGTTTACCGATTTTCTTATCGAAACGGATAGTGACGATATTCCAACAGAAACGTTGCTTCCTGAAGTAATGAAACAAAGGCGAAAAACGATTGATAGTCCGTCGATAGTAGAGATGGCTACTCAATCTCTTACTGCCGACAATCTTACTATAGCTCGTCTATCTCTCGAATATGAGAAGAAGATTAACGATATAACCAGAATTAACACGGAATATATCAAAGAGCAAACAGCAAGTTTTCAGTATCAGCGCGACCAACTCGTAAGACAACACTCTTCGCAGATTAATAGTCTTAATGGCACTATCGACACGCTGCAAGACGTTATCAACCAGCAAAAAGAGACGATTGCTACTCTTGAAGCCTTGGTATTGAAGCAAAAAACATCAAACAAGGCAAACCGGAAACGGTCAACGATCCTCTGATAATGCCTACTCCAAAGAAAAGAGAAAGGAAGTCAACTAACATCTAAGGTAAAACTGAAACAGACTGAAAGAGGCTGCTAATTGGTAGCAGCCTCTTTCTGATATTTTTCTAATTTTCTTTGGGCGTTAATAGCCGCATTCATTAATGCCAAATGACGGCCTGACGATATCAAGGTCATTTCTGACGAGACGGATGGATAATCACAAGATATCACATATTCGCCATTATAGAGAAAGAATGTAGGCATGGTGTCTGGTGTAGAACCGCTGTTGTCTTGTGGACTGCGAACTATTTTTAGTTTTAATATACTCATCAAACTATCTACAGATATCACAGGCAATGCTAAACGTTGCTTCTCGGCATGCACCGCAGCCAAAAAAGCCTTGCTATATTTGTTGGCTTTCTTGGAATCTTTTTTATAGCGTGGCTTATCTGTGGGCTTGCCTGCCTTATATACAACATTGATTGCGTCTTTATAAGGCGAGTCAAATTCAGTACGAATCTGACCATCAGCCATCGACTTCACATTCATCGTGACTTGCGGCTTAAAAACTCTCACACCATCGATAGGCTTTCCTTCTTTCCATCGTTCTTTCTGCACGCGGTCAGGATTTTCAAATACAAGCCACTCTACTCCACCCGTAAAACCTTCGGGCGACATGAAAAACTCAATTGCTCCCATATTCTTGGCATAGACAGCAGCTCTTCTTTCCGCTTTCTTGCATTCACTCCAAAACTTAGTGAGCAATTTTCCGACCTCCGATTCTACAGGAGTCACATAACAGAATTTTGACATATTGTTTTTGTTTTTAATTATTCAAGATTGTTATCATCATTATCATCTACAGAGGCGCCACCTGTTTGTTCCATTTCCAACAGCCAGGAGTTATCGGGACAATTGGTAAATCTGTCTGTCACGTAGAGCACAGGCTCACCTGTGACCGTTGTAGAGAATATAAAACCTTCATCAGCCAATTTGGCAAGATAAATTTTCAATGGATCACCATTGGTACACACATAAGCCTTAAAGAAAGCGCGAAGTTTCGACTCTGTAAATTGGTAGCACATAGGTTCGCGCTCATTGCAAGGTTTGAACCGTTCAACGAAACAATCCACGCGCTGCTCCACATAGAAATTCAATACGGGATAGTCTACCGATAGTTCAGCCATTGCTGCAACAGGGAAATGCTCTCTATCCTCATCTTCGCTTATAGGAATTGGTTCATTACCCAAAGTGGCAACATCAAACTCTATACGTTTATTTTTTCTTCGTCTTACCATTTGGATCGAACTTAAATAATAGCAGAATCACGATAACCATCAGACAAATCTTCGTGACAAAATTCAAGACAGGCAATAATGCCGACTCCGTAGTTTCTTTAGTTTTTTCTTTATCATTCAATTTTTCATCATGTGTTGTATTCAATCCGCTATTATGAGTTTGTTTACTCTTATCAACTTCGTTTATAGATATCTGCTTATTGGTTTCGTTTTCAGCCTCAGTCTCTTTATTATGGTGCCGTTCGATAGTGTTATTCACTACAGTATTAGTCTCACGGGCAATTTCCTTACCCTCTGAATCGAGCTTTATAACTGTAGTCCTATCTACATTTCTTTCTCGTGACGAAGAGTCCATAGCGAAAACTCGGTAGTTCTTTACCGATTCTATGATAGATGACTGTACACGCAACAGGCTGTCCATTGTCTGCTGGATGCTCCATGCTACAGAGTTATCCAACACTACCCTACTCTGCTCAGTAGTTACACTCCGCTTAGTTCTGCAGCCAACTAAAAACAGAATAAGAATGAGTGAACATGCTAATATGTAACCATACTTACATTTTTTCATATATTCATTATTTTATGTTTTGCTGCAAATATAAAACAATTAATTCATATTAGTATGATTTCACATTATCATTAATCTATATTTTAATATTTTTATACTTTTAGCAAACTGTAAAAGCATAAAAACTGCAAAACATAAAAAAGGTGGTATACTCTACATATACCACCTTATTGTCTAAGCTATTAGCAACTAACTGCTTATATCTTTGGATGAACATCTTTGCCTGTAGTCCAGGTTATAGGAGTGTAAAACTCTTGTGTCTCTGTATCTATATAGCCTATTTTGAATATCACAGCGCTAATATAGTCATACCATCCTCGCTCTATCCACTCGGCTTCTAATGCGCCAAGGGTCTCCCCTACTCTATCCGGGTCTACGAACCCGTAAACATTAATAGCCTTGTCATATTGCGACAGAGCTTTGGTAACTTCTTCAGTTAGCATGTCGGCAGTAAAAGGAGCATCTTGTTTAAGGTCTATCATATAGATTTTTGCAAAGCTGCGGTATTTGTAGTTATTGCTGTCATCATCATCCGAACAGCTCACGAAGACCAAACAACTAAATATCATGGCTATCATAGTCAAGCCAACAAACAATTTCTTTTTCATAATCACTTTTCTTTTTAATTGTTAATAATACGATATTTCAATATAAATTTGCCATAATGCTTTGTTAGGCTTGCCTTGAATATTTGCAGGAAGTCGCCTTCTATCTTATCGCGGACCTCTATAGATGGCACCTGAAGCATCAATACCCTGGTGGTATCATCCCAACTCTCAAGGCGCAACTTGCCAAACACATCGCGAGCAACATCATCACTAACCTTACTGCAGAGGTCTTGCACACAACGAGTCCAAAGGTCGGTTCCTGCATCATTGAAGAGAGACAACTGACGAGGCGGCTTCATAGGCATCGCAACATCCGTTTGCTCTTTGTTTGCCCAATTTCTGAACAATGTCATAACATAAGCTGCCACATCATCAGGTTGGGTACGTTCTACGAGCTTCCACACATCTTTATAACCATAGTCTAAAAATGCGTTAAGCAGATTGTCTGGAATGTTCATTGTCAGTTCCTCTAACTCCTTGACCTGCAAATCTGGGCAACGTTTTTTCAACAATCCTATAAATTTGCGAACTGACGTAGACCTGTGAACTATCATGTTTCGAGCATTACCTAAGTCTGAGCGTTTGATAATAAACTCTATCAGATCCGGATTACCCTTAGCTTCTTTTAGCGGCTTATATACTAATTTTCCAGCTTGCCTATAGAGTAGCTTATAGCTAAAAACTATTTCCGACTGGTTTTGCAGACTCATGTCTTCAAGGTCTTGCTGCGCAGCGTCTAAAATCTTAGTGCGGAAGTGAGAGAACTTAGGATATTGCACGATTCTTTCGCCGGTAGTCTTGTCTATCTGAATAAAGCCGAGATACTCCTTCAGCTCATCAACAGAAACACGCGCCACCATCCTGTTCTGCGAAACGTAACGCATCAAATACAAGTATAATCGAGGTGTCACTCGTTTTGAGGAATATCGGGCTATCAGAGCAAGATGGTTAATATAGCCTTTATTCATATCGAAGACGTAAAGTGCTACATCGGGATTTATCTTAACGTCTATATATCCAAGACTTCTATCTACTGCCTGCATTACACCTTTGTCATCAACATAATGATACTTGTTAAGCGAATTAGGAACGGACATCTTGCTGAACATGTGCAGCCAGTCTGTAAATCCTCCACCAGCTTTAGGCACTTTCAACGTAAAGTTAAAGATTTCTTCGACAGCATCTTTAATAGAACCGTAATTACTATCTAAAACAGCTAAATCGGATAGCTTTATTTTAATAGAAGGAAGACCTTCTGCAAAATCCCTCTCTGAAAATAAAGCGTTTGGATATACAGACTCTTTATCTCTACCCTCGGCAAAGAACTTTGTTATATAGCTCTGTAGATGAGAGCTCACCATAAACATTATATCCTGCTGCAGCAAAGAGAAGTCAGCACCAAAGGTTGAAAAGAAAAAAGGTGTGTTTATCCACCTCTCGTCGTTAAGGTCTGCCTTTACGAGTGCTTTTGCTTTAATATTCTTTTTTGCCATAATCGTAGTCTTAATATAATATCTATACTTTTGTTCCCGTATATCTATATTTTTGGTTCCCTATATCTATATATCTGTTCCCCGACATCTATACTTTTGTTTCCCTTGTTGTTTGTAACATGGTGGTTTACAATATATTACATCCGCACTATAACTATAATATATAAGTATATAAATAGAATGAGAAAGTCTTTTTAATATTTATAATTATATTTAGAGTAGTGCTCAACTCGCTTATATCCAATACTTTACAAGTTTTTTGGGAAACAAAAGTATAGATATAGGGGAACACTTATATAGATGTTGGGGAACACTTATATAGATGTTGGGGAACACTTATATAGATATAGCCTCTTTAATCAGATTGTGAAGAAATTCCTGAAGAGATATATCTTTATCGTTACAGATATTCTTTAGTTTTTTTCTCTCCTCTGGAGTCACCATCACTTGCACAGGGCGCATAGTCAGACGTTCCTCGGCTGTCAACACCGCTTTCTTGTTTCTGCGTTGTGGCATCTTTCTCTCTTCCGCCAAACCTGCCATTATGCTTTGTCTGTCACTCATATTCCCGTCGAGCGCTTGATTTAAAGCGCTGTCATCAAAGTTTTTCTTCTTTATTGGCATAGTCTTATTGTTTTTCTATTAATTTTTTAGCTGTTAACGTGTAATCTATGGCTGCAGGACAATAAGGATAGTCATCATAAACAGAATGATTGTACTTCTGGCTGTCGGCAACCTTGGAGCAAATGCGGATTCCAGGCTCGAATATTATCAGCTTCTGATTATCCTTTTTATCCGGGTTTGTCTTCTCTTCCTCAACGTCGTCAAATCTATCATGTAATAACTGCAATAGCTCACCAGTAATCTTTGTTCGTTTATCAAGCATTACAGGCAATAATACCGCAAGGTTAAGGTCCGTATTTAGTCCGTCGATGTTAACCTCCTTGAATACATTTAGTATCTCGCCCAAGCCTCTAACGCTCAGAGCTTGCATCTGCACAGGTATTAGCAACGAAGATGCTGCCACCATGGCATTGTAAGTATTCATACTCAAAGCAGGAGGACAATCTATTAGCACATAATCAAAATCCTCGAATACTGATTTCAATCCCTCACCAGTCTTGTCGTCAATAGAGCCATCTTGTATGCAACGAGCAAGAACGTAATAAGCACGTTTTTTCTCACGCCAACTACTGCCGCCAGGCAAATAGTTTTCTATGTCCTGCATTTGAGCGCTGCCACAAGCTGCATATACTCCGTTGTAGCACTTATATACTGTTAATCCAGACTGGTCGCGCATGGCGTCAAAAACGGTTCTGCAGTCACGTGGGTTCAAGCCCATGAGCGACGACAGGTTGCATTGCGGATCAATATCTATCACTAATACTCTATACTTAGGATTCAAGCGCACCATCGCAGCAGCTAAACTCTGTACTGTTGTTGTCTTGCCTACGCCACCTTTGTTGTTGACTACGGCAAATATCTCTTTTAATTCGTGTTTCATTGCAAAGATAATTAATTTAGTAACTTATAATTTTATGATACTATGATAACATGATAATATTATAACATAAAACCATAAAAATATGTATGTATTAAAATAAGGACTTGAAGCCGATAAAAGGTAAAGCACACAATATCAGCCAGCCAAAATAATAGACTGTAACCATGGCGACTATAGCTAATATCACTACTGTAATAGCTACTTCTACAGATGTTGGATTCTCATCATTCATAGTTCCTAATGTTATTTGAATGTTAAAATGGTTAATTTATGTATTTATTTGAAGATTATTCACCACAATCCATTATCTTTGCAATTGTCTTCGGAAGATTTCTAAATCGAACCTTTATGGAATTGAAGGAAAAAAATCCTTCCGTTGACCGTCAATCCTTTGGATTGTGGATTTAAACGAATTTCTACTATGGTAGATGTTGCTAATGACCTTCGCTTATGGAGTGGAGAAGTCAAGCAAGTTAGCCCTGGCTTAGGTCAGGGCTTTTTTATTCCCTCATGCTATAATATTATTTTCATTTTCTTGTTACTCCTGCCCTGGAGATTTTTGTTGCTATCTGGCACAGCTGTTTGTTAATAGGTTTCTGTATGCAAAGATATATAATATATATATTATAGCCAAACATTGTAATCTATAAAATCAGATTTTTAATATTTATTTAATGAAAATATGAAAACATGTTATCATATTTACATTAATTTACAAATAAATGAATGTATAAAAATATAGAATAATGAATAAATGAAAATAAAAAAAAGAGCAGCGCCTACAGATATGTGTAGGTGCTGCTCTTATACCTTCCAAAACCTTATAGCCGATTACTCACTTGTGGTGATATCCTCGCCTTCGCCCGCAATAGGATCTTCGGCTGTATAGACAGAAGCTTCGCGGAATGTGGCATCTGAAAAGAGGGAAGACGACTTTAATCGCTTGCCGACTCTTAGATGCAACTGCAAAGAGTAGATGTTCTGCGGATGGAAGCCTGAACGGTCGTCTTTGCTGTTGTCTTTTCTTGTATCTGAACCTACAGAACTGCAGGTGAGCGAGAATATACCCAGTCCGCCAACTTGCACCGACTTGCCTGTCAACAGCAATTCTCTGAGGCAACTCACGCAGTCGGTGATTACTGCTCGATAGGTACCTTCTGTGAAGGTGGTGTTGTGTGAGGAGAGGTGCTTCACGAACTCCTCGTCTGATATGCTCTCATGGATAAGTCGAGCATGATACTTGCTTGGCAGTTCGGGATTGAGCGGATTCTTGAACTTGTAAACACGATACTTTAGCATAACTTAATGAATTAATGATTTAATAAAACAATAAAATAATGTAAATATGTCATAATACTATTATGTTTTTATGACATTGCAAAGTTATGATAACATAATATAATGTTTACATGTTATCATCTATTCATAAATTTTATCGGCACTTATCTACGATTATAATTTGCTGTATACTTGCTTTCGGCTTTTCTATGTATTATCTTTGCAGCAATATGAATACTAAGACAAATCTACCAACCTTCAGACATCGTGCCTACGGTCGTACCGAACTGGCGCAGATGTATTGCCCCACGGTGGCAGCGGAAACGGCATGGCGCAAACTCCGTACGTGGATAGCGCTTAGCCCAGGACTAACAGAAAGACTTGCTGAAGCAGGATATTCATCTCGGCAACGAGCGTTCACGCCTCGCCAGGTGCAACTTATTGTCGATGCAATTGGCGAACCCTGACAGATACTTTAACGTGCAAAAACAATAAATGAGCATAGCCATAAAAAATATGACTATGCTCATTTTTAATTTTCAGCCTATTGAAAATCATTTTTCAGCCTACTGAAAATTAATTATCAGCCTACTGATATTTTTTTAGTCGAATAAATAGGGTGGGAGAGAGGCTAATATCGCTTAGGCTTTATTCTAAGTTCTGCAGCTGCTACAGTGGCTGTCTTCAGTAATTTCGCAGTTTCTGCTTCTGCCTTGTCGCCGCTAGGTATATGTGTGTGTAGCAACTCAGGTCTACGAGTAGGATCATAGTTAACGTGTCCCAATCCGCATTTCTTCGGCATGAATGGACGCTGCTCTGGATTATAATCATCGTGCCAAGCCTGCAGAGGTTGAGCCAGGCGAGAATAGTTGGCGCGTTCTCTACGCGACGCACTATCATAAGAGCCGGGCAACCAGGTAGTCATTCTCGCCATCGTCGCCAGTGCACCATATTCGCCATTCCAATCTATCTGGTCTATATTGTCCATGCAGCCCAAGAGCTCAATATATACGCTCATTCCAGGGACCTTGGCAATGATACGAGGCTCGTCAAATTCCTCGTCGTATATCATCCCAGAACGTTCTACAAGTTCACGCACAGGTTCTCCATTCATGGCAGCTAACTGTCCGTTGTTGTTGGCCGTGGTGCGCTGCTCAAGCCATTGCGCCATGCGTTCCTGTTCTCGCTTCACGACATCAAGGCGCGAAGCTGATACGTTTTCACGCTTTTTGGAAACTTTGAAATCGTGGATTTTGCAGACATAGCGAGGCGCACGAGTACAGACTACACATTCGCCAAGATCGCTACGCTGTTGGAATTTGGTAATGACAAAAGGTGCATGAAATTGCATACCGCACATAAAATGTGGTGTCACACCCTCTTCAGGACCCCAGAAAGGTAATGGCTGGAGCTTATCGAAATTTTTTCTATTCATTTTCGGTGATTTTTAAAAAACGCCTATAACGAGGCACAATACTATTCATATTTGTTCAATTCCAATTTTGTACCCAATGCCGTAGCTATCTTATAAAGAATGTCGAAACCTACAGAATATTTGCCAGCCTCGATATTGCAAATATTAGATTTTGTTATTCCCACGCGCTCGGCTAATTGCTCCTGGGTGAATCCTTGCTCCGTTCGTAGTCGCTTAATTCGTTCGCCTAACGAGCGTCGCGCCTGTTCCTTGTCGGGAAACAGAATTTCTCTGTGTTCCTGATAGAGCCATTCTGACAATTCGCGCAGGCACGTTGCTAACCTCAGAGCACCATCCACACTTGCAAAATCACTCTCATTAATTACATGTACCTCCTGAGTTGTATTATACGCATGCGCTTGAAACTTCATGACAACATCGTTTATTGTATCTGTTGCAATCAGTTTATTTTCATCTTGCGCTGAGCACAATGTAAATCTTGTTTTTCCCATTTTTATATATAATTTTTATATTGTCATTTTTTTAAAAGTTGCTATTTCCTGCTATAAAGACGGTTGATCTTCGTTCTCTTCAGTCTCCTCATTGCAACTGTTCTGATACTTGTCACAATTGCTTATAAGGTCGTCAATAGCAGATTTGAAAGTATAATCTTTTTTAGAATAAGAGACTTCATCATATTCTAACTGATCGTAAAAATCATAAGCGCGTTCATCGTCAGAGGCTTTAAGGATTCCTCCCTCTGGATCAATCCAGAAGGAAAAAAAGAATTCATCTTTAAGTCCATAAGCATTAATCTCGTAGCCCTTATATTCAATGGTCAGATAATGAATCATCTCAATGAACCTAATCTCCTTAGAGATACCTGCTGCAACAAAGAGATTACCATCCTCGTCTTCGAGCAAATCATACCACGCTTCATCCTTATGTTTTCTCTGCCATATTAAAAATTTATAAGATTGAAATCTGAAATCCTTTAAATAAGGTACAAGATGATCAAAGGCACATTTATTTATAACATCTCTGTCGAAAAAGCCATCGCCAAACTTCTTAAACTTAATATTGTCAAGAGGAAAACACACACAAGACAAATCTGCATCTATTAATCCATGAAATTCTACAAACATATAATTCCGCTTAACCGTGATGCGTAGGGCTTAATATTCGATATTTGATTAAAATAATTATAGAATTAGTAAAAAATCGTTAGGATCGCATATGTATGCAAGACAATCATCTGCAACATAAAGAGTTAAATAAACAATAAATCCAGTTTCTTCATCCCTTGCAATTGCAAAATGTGCTCCTTCATCGTAATGCTCTAATTTTTCGAGAAATCTGCAATATACATCATACGCTATTCTTGAATCCTCGCAGTCTGAAGATAATTTCTCAAAAATAGAGCAGCCATCTTCTGGTTCCTCGAGATGTTTCCATCCTCGAAAATCTTCATTGCGCTTCCAATATTCTTTATCTTTACCAACTAAATCGATAATATAAAGAGGTTCGCCTTCTTTTCTGTCTTTGTTTTTATATACGCATTTACACATAGTTGTATGATTTATTACGATAAAGAGACCTCTGTATGAATAAACTCGTTGCAAAGAGCTGCTATGTCTGCAGGTATTTTTATGCCTACACGTTTGTTAGTGTCATCCTCGCAATAGAAGATAGGTTGCTCACCATCCAGATACATTAGCCCTTCCTCGTCGCTAATAGGCCCATACGACGACACTATATTTTTCTGCAGGTCATAGCCCTCGGCTGTAATTACACAATGCCAATAATGAAAAGACTTTGCTTTGCCAGGTACATGGCTACAGCCACGCACTGCTTTTAAAGAGATTTCTATACCTGTCTCTGACGTAAAATTGAAAAACTGTGTATATTCAACTTGTTTTTTAAAATTGCTCAATTTAAAATTGTTTGTCATTGTTTTATAGACTTACCGTGATGTCGAGGGCTTAATATTCGATTCTTTATTTTTTGTTCAACCAGGGGTATAGCCAAGACCCTTCATAAGGCTGTTGAGCTCTAATAATAGCATACTCTTCGTTATGCTGAAACAGATTTGCTGCCATCCATCCGGGTGACACGCAGCTTCCCTGTTTTCTCGTCCCTATACACAAGCATGTATGTAGAACGCAGGTTTTTCGACTTCCAAACTCTGATTTCCATAGTGTCTGTTTTTTGTGATTACACCCAGCCTCCATAAAGAGATGACTCTATATGACTTAACCGTGATGTCAAGGGCTGATAGATTTATTAGTTTACTTACACCAACCAGGTAATACTTCAAAAACTTCGCGCTCTATAACGTGATAGTATTGAGTTTTGTCTTCTGGCTCAAATCCAAGTAGGTCGAAGCAGTCACCAGGCTCGATAGACTCTGCATTGACATACTGGCGTATGCTACTCCACGACGACCCGTTTACATTATCGAGCAACATTTGGCGTGTAGCCTCGATGTTACCGCTGCCAAGGAAGTATTGTGCCTTCGCGTTGTTAAAAACAAAATCGGCAGCAAGTTCTCTTGTCGCAAACATATAATGCTTGCCATTCTTGACAGAATAATTCGCATCTGTCAAATCGTGTGTATTAATTTCTACTTCGTAAATCTTCATATCATTCCGCTTGCCGTGATGCGGTAGGGCTGAATTAATTTGCTTTTATACCTTCTATTCTTCATTCGCTGCCCGCAAGATTTCGCGCCTGGTATAACAACACTCCTCTCCACTCAAAAAACGGAAAAAGAACTTGTCGCCTACATGCCAATAGTCATCAATATATCTCTGATTGCGCAACTCGTCAAATATAGCTTGCGCTTTTTTATTACGGAAATAATGCTTTCCGTCTAAGGGAGTTCCTTCCTTTATTACTCTTACGATGATACCACCTGGTAAAACTTCTACATGTCTTCCTTCGTATTTCAACATATCTACTGACTTAACCGTGATGTCGAGGGCTGAACTGTAATTAACAATTTTCCTTATATATATTCGCCTGGTCTTCAATAGCCTTCTCTAAAGTCCAGTCGGACTTCGGATAAACGCCATCACCAAGACCAGTATTGAAATCCACGTAGAGGTTTTCTCCGTCCTCTCTTACTGTAATAGTTCTACCATTATACTCAATATCCTGTCCGTTATTATCGAAAATTTCCCATTTACCACCAATACAGGAAAGAATCTTATCGCCATCGGTAACATAATCCTCGTCGTCATACTCTATATCATCAGAATCGCCTGTATAGAGCCAATATGTGCTATCCTCGCAGATACTGCGCGCAAGCTCGCAACAGTCGTCTTCAGGATTCTTCTCGCAATATTCTGTAAAGAACTCTCTCAAGTCGTCTAATGTCTTAATATCTGATTTTTTCATATTGTTTCGCTTAACCGTGCTGCGGTAGGGCTGAAAATTCGTTGATTATAATATTCTTATAACGATTAATCTATCTCATGGTTTAGGTCTATCAAGCCAATTGCATAGTGATGAGTATCGCACTCGTATGCCATTGTGTGTGCCTTGACAGTCTCACGATATCCATAGCTACAGGCGATTACAATCTCATCGTCTTCGGCATCCTCAATTTCTTCTTGTATATTCTCCATGTCGTTGAGGAATGAGCGCAGCTGCTCGAAGCTATCGTAATCTGCAACAAAAGGTTGCACCTCGTTTTTATAAAAATCTTCTAAATCCGCCTTAGAATACTGACGATAGTCGTCGCCATACTCTTCTGCTGAACGCTCAAAAGGCTCGCAGGCTGATTTTCCTGTTCTATACCAGAGATTCCAACCATCGCGTTTAGTGAATATTTCAATATCGAGATCATACTCCTTCGCTAATTTTTCCGCTTCGTCGAAAGTCTCGAAACCAATAATAGCCTTCTGTAATCCACGAGGATAACCAGTTGCTTCTGTTGTGGTTTCAATCAGATCCAAACCGTTTTTGTATGCAATCTCTTCAATTGTAGTTGACATAATCTTAATGCAGAATTACTGTTGCCACCAGTTTTATAATATTAATAATGTTGTTTTAATTATCTGAAGCAAAGGTACAACTAATATTTCATATTACCAAATAAAACAACAATAAAATTATTAAATACGATAACTTTTTTTTGTTCAGCGGTGAAATGTGGCTTAAATTGCCACATCTCGCCACATTCTTTTTCTTTCTTTTGTTACCTTTCAAATCCCTTGGGTAAAAACTGGATCATAGAAAATTCTCACATACGCCTTCACGGATGTATTCTTCTTTCTTTTCCTCGAAGGTATGCGGAACGAAAAAATCGGCAACCCAGAAAGCCTCGTGTTGTAGTTCGATGCCATCGCCGAACCACTGCCATGATAAGATGTGATTCTCTTCGTCCGGAGTCTCCTCGTCTTCCTCCAGCAGCTCGTCGAAATGCTCGATGGCATACTTGATCATCGTGCGAATATCCTTCGCCCAGGAACTGGTATCGTCAGGGCTAATATTGCACTCCTTCTGCACCATCTCTACAAGTTCATCGATACCCTTGCGGCTCTTGATATATGCGTTGTGGTAGACGTCGAAAGGGATAACGTGATCCAGCTTCCATCCCTTCTCCTCGTTAACGGATGGTCGTCCGTATGCCTTACGGCTCTCTTCTGTCACCTGCACTGCGTTAACGTTCATACCGTTCTTATTATTTGCTACCATAATTCCTAAATTTTTAAAATGATTTTATAATACTATTTGCAATTTTCAAAGCTCTCTATAATGAGAGTGATTTTGTTACTCGGTGACAATACATTTACCTTCCGGTGTCTCGTAATCTATCAGATTATTCGCCCAAATGGTAATTTCTTTTGGCTTATACACGTTAAAAGCCTGATGGCTGCTAACGTATATCCATTCTGTTCTATTCTTTTTCTCGTATACCAAAATGGCGGCCGTTTTTTTGAAAGCATAGGCTGCGGCAAACATATCGCCAGCAATATTGTCAATTTCTTCCGGCTTATTCCACCAGCTCTTTGCAATCACTTTCTTGATCTTTCCGGCAACGCATAGGATGTAAGCATATTCTTTTCTCATGATTTCTAATTTATCTATAATGATGTTTTAGCCAGCCTGTGCGGATTACCGCACAGGTGGATTTGTGATTTCCGAAGCCCTCTATAACGAGGGCTTACGGCTTCTGAATGTCTCGCCACACTTTGCGAGCTTTGCACTGCGATACGCTGCCAATTCGCCAGCCTTTTGCCTTGGCTGCAATTTGGTTAAAACGATACCAAACATTAATGTCGGTAAATTCAAAGTGCATAGTTCCCTTTTTATAAAACTTGACGCGGAACCAGTCGAACTGATACCAGGTGCCGAAATCTTCGCACTTCTTTATAACCTCGTTCTCGAATGGGTTATACATTTCTTCATTTATTTTTTTGCCACTAACGAAACTAAGCGCCTTATACAAATCGTTCATTTCATTTTTGCGACGATCCCATGTAAACAAAGATAAAGACAAATAACGTGAATCTATACGCTTACCGTCCTTGTAGTCATAGCTGGAGTAAATTTCGCAGTTCATACCATCAACAATGAATTTTTGATTAATCATGTAGTTACTGTTTGTCTTCCAGGTTTCGCCAGCTGTAGAATTTTCTGCCGACAGACTGCAAATTATATCAAAAGCCTTAACTATACACTCATCCATGATGTTGCCGATATTTTGAACTACAGCCGACACAACGAGGTAAATATTACGCATGTTAAAAGGTTTCGCCTCGGAAGTCTCAACGAACTTTGCAATCTTTTCTTTCAGCACGCTTGTTGTGTATTTCTCCATATTCAGGAGCCCGAAAATCTTAGACCATGCAGCATGCTGCAGCTCCTTGCGGAATCGCTCGCGTGTGATATTAGAAAATTGTCTGTTTTCACGGTCGTTGCCATGAGCGCCAAACGAGATCCTGCAGGCGGTAAAGGTGCGTATATCTGCATTAATGCGCTCGCTTGCAGCCTGTACGGCGTCAAATTGAGCGAGAGCAGAATTATAGCGCTTAACCATGTCGCGCAAGGCATCATATTTAATTAGTCCAGCTTCGCCTGTACCCATGTCTTCCCAACCTTCAGGAGTTTCATCAAATTCGATTTCAGAAAAATCCTGTGATTTTTCGCACGGCTTATAAAGACGAATTACCGATATATTCGCATTTGTGCGGCGGTCGGCTGTTGGCACGTTAAAGACGTTGCCCAGTTCCTCACGCGATCCGTATAAATCTATTACTTCCGTCAACTGCTTGGCGTCGCCATACCTCGACACGAAGCGCGACGAGGGACAAAGAGAAATAATAGTGCAGCCATCTGGCGCAATCTCCCAAGCGTGTAAAATGTGCTTTTCCACGCTTGAAAATGGCGGATTCATTATAATATGTGTAACATCTGCCACCTGTTCACGGTTCACGCCCAGGAAGTCGGAACCGATAACACAACACTCATTATATAATGAATTGCGCAGCGTGTCGTTAATCTCGCAAGCCTTGACATATCGCGCCCCCTGTTCTTTACAATAGCGTACAATGTTGCCAGAACCTGCGGAGGGTTCAAGTACTACGGCATCCGTTAACGGTTCGCCCTGTGTCATCAGGTCGAACACCTCGCGAGGAGTAGGGAAGAAATCACGATTAAATATATTTTGATAATCCATTTTTTATATGCTTCTAAAATTATTTTCTTTAGTTGTCGAATTTCGAGCGTGCGAAAAATCGGTAATTTTTCGCATGCTCTATAACGTGGCGAAGCTATGCAGCCTCGCTCGTTTTTGGGTGTGTCGTATTGTACAACGTGCGCCACTCTTCAGGCGTGAGCACTTCGGCGGCTCGTTGCCTTGCCTTGTCGTTGATCGCCTGGCGCTGCTGTTTCTCTTCTGGCGTAATATATCCGCGTGTGCGGTGGTTTGCCTCGATGGTGTGCAATTCAGGCACCAGGTCGGCAACCTGTACACCACACGCCGCGAGGGCGTACAATGTCGCCAGGGTGGCGCCTGTGTGGTCGTTGTCTGCTGTTTTGCGCTCGATATCCTCGGCAGCATTGCGCAACAGGTCGAGACGGTCGACGCGCTCGCCCTGTGTGGTGCTTTCCTCTGCCACTTCTGCAGCGGTGGCAGCGTTGCCCGTGGCGGCGTCTGGTTGCTCTGCTTCGAGCTCGGCAAGGCGTTGCGCAAGCACTTGCAAACGTTCGGTCATGCCTGCAATTTCTGCAGATAGCGTGTCGATTTCTTCGCGCAATTGGCGCACCTCGTCCGCCTTCTTCGTCCGGTCGGTCTCTGCCTGAGCAGCTGCGACAGCATCCGACAACGTGCGGAAGATGGCGGAAAAAGCAGCGTTTAAGCGTTCCAAGCCTGCCGCGGTGTCGCGGTCTTGTGCTGCTTGCATACGCTCGCGTAATAGCTCCACGCCCTCGGCGTCAAAAACGGGGCCATTGGTGGCGGTGTCTGCCTGTTCGTCTTCTGCTTGCACCGTGTCCGCGGTGTCTGCTGTCTCTGTCATGGTGTCGGATTCGGTGCTGTGTGTCTGCTCTGGCTGTTCGTCCGTTTCAGGCTCAGCCATGCCGAACCACTCGCGAAGGCGTGCCACGGCCTCCGGCTCGGTTGCTTGCCACTGCTGCGCCTCCTTGCTCCAGGTTGCACCGTGCGCCTTGATGGCTTTGCGGTTGCGGTATGTCGTGCGGCTGTCGCCTACCACTGCCACGCCCTCGGCAATCTCCACGAGTTGTAAGCCCTCGGTAGGTGCCTCGGTGGTGGTGTCGGTGGCTGGTGCCTTTTGTGTTGTTTTCTCGGTCTTTGAGTCCTTATTTATTTTATAAAATTCTTGGAACCACTGTAATAAAGTGGAATAATATATATTTGCAGTTTTATTATCATCGCTGCAATTTCGCACCCTGCGCCCCAAATCGTCGCACGGTTCGCACTTTTTATAATATGCTTTTATTTCTTCCTCCGTTGCGGTGTCAAAATCTGGTGTTTCTGGATAAATTAAGCCTAATATTTTTTTTAATTTAAATAAGTCGTCATTTATTCCAAATATAGAAAAAGAAAAGGTTTGATATTTACTTTTTGTGCCCTCTGTTTCTTTTCGCAATTCTTCAGCAGCCGGGAAATTCTCGGCGATAATTTGGCGCACCTTATCGGCGGTTTCTTCTGTAAATTTTCGCTCGTAGTCTGTACCGTCACAATCGAACGCGCCGAACATTTCGCGAAATTTACTAAAAATAGCGCGTCTGTGTACGTCTCCATAATCTGCGAACTGGTCGCACTCAAAAAAATAGGCACGGAAATAGTCGAAAACTTCGCAGGCTTTAACCTCTGCAACGGTCGGGCCATCATACCAGGTAATTTGTGCTTTTCCGTATACAGTTTGTGAAATTTTAAAAGAACATTTGACACCAGGCCAAAAATGATTAAAAACAGCCTTTAAATTGCGCTTAAATGCCGCCATACGTGCAATTCTATTTTTTCGTTTTGCGTTGCGCTCGGCTTCGCGCTGCTCGGCTGTCATGTCGTACCAGCTCAAGCCCTCGGCACGTTGGTATAGTTTTGGCAGTTCTTCAAGTATGCGCGACCACTCCGCAATAATTGCGGATTCTTTGCGGTCGGCTTCCTCTTGTGCTCGGCGTTCCTCTTCCTCCTTGTTTGCTTTCCAGTTTGCCGCCCAGCGGTCGAAGTTGTCGGCGATGCGCTCCGCCTCGCTTATTTCCTGATCTGTATAGACTTTATTTTCCTCGTCGTCCCAATAATAGCCGATACCGAATTTTTTAGATAATGGGCGGATATGGTCGTACTTGTTAAGCTCGCGGCGGCTGTACTCGTCGCCCCATTCGTCGCCCAAATAGTTTTCTACATCCTCAAGGCTGCGGAAGTCGTGAGAAAATAAACGCACAAGCTTAATATCTTCGCCCTGTACGGATGTTATAATATATCGCGTTTGCATCATGCCGGGACCAAAAAAGACAACACGCAAGCCACGGCGTAAACCTTGCACTTCCTCGCGTGTCTCCTTTGTCCACGCTCCGCAGTTTTTGGCGGCTTGCTCATACTCATTTAACATACTTTTGAAGTCTTCAGCGTTGCCGCCCTTATCTGGGTGCATGGTCTGGCAATATTCACGAAATTGTTTCTTTAATTCTTCGAGGCTGTTTATATTCAAAAAGTACTTCATAATTTTATGTTTTTATGTCGATTTCTCGACGGTTTGGAAATTAATTTAGAAAGGATATACAGTTTTTTATTAAAAATTTTGGTGATTTTTCGCAGGTGCTATAATAGACGCTATATTTTTATTATCTATATTATAATCATAATAATTGCCTGCAGCCTCGCTGTTGTCTGCATCAGCAACAGCAATAGCAACTACGTTGTTATCATCATTGTTGTTGCCTGCAGCCTCGCTGTTGTCAGCAACAACAACAGAGTTAACTCCAGTAGCAAAAATCGTAGGAAGTAACAAAATTTTAGGAACCAGAAAACACAAGAAACACGCTGCAATAACTATATATTTATACATATCTATTATAAAGCCTGCAGCCTCGCTGTTGTCAGCATCAGCAACAACAATAGCAGCTACGTTGCTATCATCATAATTGTTGTCTGCAGCCTCGCTGTTGTCAGCATCAGCAACAGCAATAGCAACTACGTTGTTATCATCATAATTGTTGTCTGCAGCCTCGCTGTTGTCAGCATCAGCAACAGCAATAGCAACTACGTTGTTATCATCATTGTTGTTGTCTGCAGCCTCGCTGTTGTCAGCATCAGCAATAAAGCCAGATTCTAACAATATATTATAATTGCAATTTAATTTTGTAGCATTATTACGAGCAAAAACGCCAGCTTCTGGGTGTTCGCCCTGATCAACATCCGTAATACTTGCAAGTGATATATAATTTGCACCTGTAAATACGAAATATTCGTTACTATTGAAATAAATAATATTAGCTATATTATTAACGGCCTTAATATTTTCTATTGCTATATCCTTACAAAATGTAATATTTAACGTACTTTGTAGCTCTATTTTTATAGTGTCTTCAGAATTTAGAGCACGATTTTTTGCCGCAATAGTAATACAATTTTCTCCAGCAACTCCAAAAATTGAAACGGTTTCAACTTGGTTAGCCTTTGCCAATTTTGCAGCCGCTTTTTTAAGCGTACGCACATTTTTTAAAATCATACATGAATTTGTATCAATCAAATTAAACCGGTCTAAATAATTCGGATATAATACAGATTCACAAACTGCAGAAATGCCGCTTTCTGCCATAATATAGAAGTCATTATTATCCTTATATAGAGATAATTTGCCAGTTGCTTTTTTTATAAAATTAAGTGGTACAATTATACCACCACATTTATAACTCTTATAACTAAATTTGTCAATAGCAGAAGGCACCAAAATATTAACCGCTTGCAAACGATTAATATTAATTATATGTCCATTTGTGCACACAAAATTTTTATTTAAAAGGTCAATAAAAACGCCGTTGAATGCAGCATAAGCAGACAAAGGATCACAGGCTGCAACACTTTCTATTGCTTTTTTTTCAACTTCAAATGTTGCAACGAGTTCGCCGTTATTGTCAGATTTAGAAAACAACGTTTTATTTTTTGCGCCAATCTTTGCAAGTTTTTCAAATTTAGCAGCGAGGGCAAAAACTGCAGAAGCCGCGAAAGTGCAAGAAAAAGAATCAATATTAATATTATATTCGCTTTCGTTTACATCTGATGATAAATCAATTTTTTTACCAGTTTTGGTTTTACCCTTTACAAGATCATTTAATGTATATACTCCAGGCTCGCAATAAACATATTTATTAAAAACATCTTTTGCAAGTTCTATCATTTTGTTATATATAGCTTTGTTTAGTTCCATGATTTTAATTTTATGCCCATAACAGGCGGTTTGTATTTTTTTTGTTCAATTCGGTGAGAATAAGGAAATACTTAATACTTAATATTTAATACTTAATGCAAAGCAGTACGACGACCACGGCAGCGGCTACATTGTAGCCGACAAACTGCCAGCCGGTGCAGCGGATGGGGTCGCCATCCTGTGCGTAAAACTCGTGCGAGGCACGAAGCCAGGCACGACAAACGAGGGTGAGGCGGTGCGCAGCTCTAAGGGCTGCGGCGGTGCGCTGTGCGCCGTATGTGGCGGCGAGGATGAGACACTGAGCCAGGGCACGCACAACGGCGCTGGCTGTGATGGTCTGAGGGGTGGCGGTTGTTGTCTTCATATCGCAAAATTTTTAAGGGGTTAAAAAGGACGGGTTAATATCTTGCAATCGTGCCAACTATTATATAAATCGCCATTTCTGAACAAATGCCAAATGCCCACGCCCGCGGCGATAAATATTGCCTCTAATGAGGCGATAATAATAAAATCTGTAGGCTTAAATGTTGGTGCAGTTATGAAGACATAAGGCACAAGCAGACACACGAACGGAAGAGAAAGAAAACAAAGGGCAAAGAGTGCCGCAATTATCAGCCCCCACACATAGAGCACCAGGGCAGGGCGTAGGGCGCGCGCCTTGGCTGCGCATGCCTTCACGCTCTCGGCTACCTTTGCCACCTTCTGAGCGAGTGCCGAAGGTTCGGCGGCTGTCTGCTCGTCCTCGCTGTCGTCGCTCTGTGTGTCGTTGTTGCTCTCGTCGCTCTGCTTTACGAGGTCGTAGCGTGTTAACATGCGTTCGAGTTCGTCAACGCCTGTCGCTGTACTTTTTACTGTCAGGTTGCGGCGGTCGCACTCCTCGAAGAAGAGGGCGAGAAAATCAGCACATACGAGGACAGAACCGGCGCGCTCAAGCTGATCGACAGTTTCAGAAACGGCGGCTTTATCGTCTGCGAGAACTTCGAGCACTTCGCCCGCGAGCCATTCGGCGCGGTCGTAGTGAGAGGCGAGGAAGCGGCGCCCCTTACGGTCTATGAAGTAATAACGGCCGCCCTGCTTTGCAAATGCTGCTATCACTGCATACTCTTCGCCCTTAACTATGTTGTAAGCCTGTACACCATAGCGGCAAAGTTTTACACGCTCCAAAACTGAATTATTAACCAACTCTTTTAGAGTTTGAAGGTTTGATTGCTTTTCCATAATTTCTTTGTTGTTTTATGCCTGTTGTCAGGCGGTTTGTACTTTGTTTTAATTTTCTGCTGCAAAGATAGCGCTTTTATTTCATTCCGCGAAACTTTTTATTAGTTATTTTTCAAAAAAAATAGATTACAAGCAAAAAAAGTAAAATAATAAACAAAAAGAGGGGGTAAATAATAGCTATTTTTGTTATACACCTTATTATATATATAATTAGCCGTTGCCCTGCTGATCTTCGCGCATTGTGGAGAGGCTGGAGAGAGAAGAAGAAAAAAAGGAGTAAGAGCAAAAAAAAACCCGACAGGGTGCAAACCTTGTCGGGAAAACTTCGGTTAATTTCCTAAGCTGTCAAACAAATAAAACTAACCTAAAGTATAACGGCCGCCGCCAACTCACGGGCGAAACGATGTAAGGCGTTTATTATTTTCTCTTTCTGTGCCTGTCGCGGTTTCTTGCGTCCGTGCATGTAGGCCCAAAGTTGTTTCTGATTAATGCCCGTTATACGCTCCATGCCTGCAAGAGAAATAAAGCTACCATAATAATATAAAAAACTTTCTGTATCATACCGCCATATAATTGTATATTCACCAGCCTTTAAAGGTTCGGGCCACTCCTCGCGCGGCATGCTCTTTTTTATTAACTCGATAGCTTTCACAGTGTCGGCCTTGCATGCTTCCACGGTGTCACCAGCCGCCCAGATACCGGGGCAATTCTCAGAGCATGCGCCGAAGCTGTCGACACTTGCTGAAATAAGCATTATAATATTGTTTGCCATATCCTTATATATTATTTATTATGATGGAGGAAAGGGGCACGCCCCTTTCCTCTTTCTTCTGTTAAATTCCCATCGCTCGCGCTATGCTCCGCCGTAACGGCTCGGGCACCTCCTTTGCCCCATGAAAGGGGACAGGGGGCGAGAGCTTGCCGCCCTTGGTGTAAAAATAGTGCGAGCCTTCGGCGTGGTCGAACTTCCAGCCCTTGGCCTTGATTCTTCGGTGAAATTCTGTGTACTTCATTGTTTTATAAGTTTTATTTGTTTGACTTTGCAAAGGTAGTAAATTTTCTACCTTTTGCCAAATGTTTTTGCAATTATTTTCGGGCTTTCATCATTTTTTTCTTTTTACCTTATTAATAGAGGCACAAAAAAACGCTGCGCCCTCTCATTCGATGCCGTGGTACTCGGTGGGGGTGCCTGATGGGTAGAGTATCCACGCCAGGCACGCCCGGCGCATATTACCAACCAGCCAGGCAACGAGGGGGAAGGGGGAAGGGCTTCAGTGCGGCGGGCGCTCTCGCGTGAGGGTGGGGAAGGATGAAAAACGTGCCATATCTGATTATCAACGTTTTGCATAGTAAAATCGAAAATATATTTACTAAATATATGGTTTATGGATAGAAAAACAATGTATTTATGTAAACATAAAAGATAAAATAAAACTTATTTTCATAGCAGGAATAATTGGCGTTGATTACTATTAGCGAAGCGCTTTTGAGCAAAGATTTTCTCTATTTTTATATCGTTATTATGGTCTTTGCACATAGTTCCTGTGCGCCTATGGGTGGCAATAGGAGCAAATTCGGGTGGCATACAATATTCTGAAATAAAAACAGGGTAGGGACGAGAGTCTGCCCAAGCGTAAAAACGGTCATAATCAAAAGCAATGGCTTTTGAATTGTTAGACGTATATTTATGGGTATTACGATAAGGAATATCACAATAAACAGTAGAATTAGGCAGTATCTCTACATCTTGATAGTCTAATTGAGTAGGGTGGAGGTCAACATTATACCCCCCCACGTAAAGGTCTTGCATGCTAATAATCCTCTCGACAGCTGCAAGACGGATTCGATGTTCTGTAAGCGAGAGTTGAAGTAGTTTTTTTTTTGAATAAACCTGCTATAAACAGAATATCGCTCCGTAATAGTAGGATATGAGGAAATGGCGTGAAGATTAATACCAAGGACATCAGACAGCGCGAAATCGCAAAAGGCTACGGCATTATGCAGAGCATGCTTTATAGGTTCAACATCTTTGCCATACAGATAGTCTTTACAGTTATTGCCGAAGCTCCAGATGATGCTCATAAGAGGGTCGATATCTTTCAACGAGTAAAATTCTTCGCGACTTACCCAACGATAATCAGGTTTGCATTTGCCAGATACGATATCGCTAAAGAGTATGGCCATGGAAGAAATGTCGTTAAGATGATAGTAACGATAGCGATGCTGTTCAATAGCTGCATGGGTGACAGCACCACCACCACAAAAGAGGTCGTAGAAATGATGGGCTGCAGGCAAACAACCTACAACCCACTTTGCTATTTTGTTTTTGCTACCCATATAAGGTAGTCCGTAACGCTTCATAGAATTATGAAAATATGATTTTATAAATTTAGATACTATATGTGACATGATGCCAATCATATAGTTTTTATAGTTCTATTAATACCTTTATCTCTTGATTTCCCCCCCCCATCTGTGTATGCAGTGTGGGCGATATTCCCTTTGCGGAATACACGCGGCGGCTCTGCTCAAACATACGGTCGTAGGGTGGTGTCTGCATCATACCGACTACAAGGGTGCGTGTGGTGTCAGTCATGAACCGAAAAAATTACAGTTGCTTCTGAAAGTCGTCTCCTGCAAATCACACCGGCATCCTTTAACGTACTTAGGTAAAAGTTACACCTTTTGCAGCACTGAGAGCTCACAACAACGGATTTAAAAAAACATAATGTTCCATTAGCCACATACAGTTTTTTGTCCCTCAGAAACGAACTGACGGATATCAAGCACGTCATTAAATCGTTGTATTCAACCTCCAGTTTGTCGCAATGGGCACGCAACTGCTGCATCTCGTCATCCGCCTGCTTGGTCTGTACCTCTTCCTTGCGTTCCTCTGTTCCGTTTAACAGGTGCACCACATCATTATAATCATCCACAAGCTGATGCACACGCTGCGTTAATTCTATGTTCTCTGCCTTCAGATCGGCAATGATGTAGGCGAGTGTCTCCATGCGGTTGTTTTTAGGCAGATTTACATACTCGCAAACTGCCAATTTCCTTTCCATATACTTGCGCTGCTCGTCGGTGGCAGGAATGTAGGCATCGGCTGTGCGTATACCTACGCGATAGGGTAGAGGTACGGTCTTGAATATTCTTTGCATATCGGTATATACCGAATACTTTACTACTCCATTTTCATCTACTCGCGCCACTTTTACCAACATCTTTCGCTCTACGTCGTAAAGAATGTCACCAGGCTTGATTTCTTCTGCTTTCATTGTATCTATTGTTTTTATAGGTTTGTTACATTTTTACTCATATTCA